TCAGTGGCTCTGGTGCTCTTCGGGATCGTGGCTGCGCTCGTGTCCATGTGGTGCTCGCTTGCTTGTATGGCTGCGCGCTGGTTCTTTGGTGCCCTCACAAGAAACTGACTCGCTCGAACTCACTGGTACTCCCGTCAGATTTGGCTCGCTCTCCTTCATGGGTGCTCTCCGCCATGCTGGCTAAAAAAAGTCCATTTCTCGCGTCGTCGGAACTGGCGGCGCGCGCAACTGCTTTACTGCTCCCTTCGGCTCGTCGGGAAAGTGCCTGTTCTTGATCCCCATGGCGCCGGCGCGCAGCCGCTTTGTGACGTTGGCCGCGCCCACCCGTGAGAGCTTCTCTTCGACGAACTTCATTAGCGCGATAAAGTCATGCGGCGGCATCGCATCTTTCATTTTGTTGCAGTCCGCGCAGCTAACGACGAGGTTGTCCAGATCGGCGCTGCCGCCCAGATCCAACGGGTTATAGTGATCGGGCTCGAAGCTGATGACATCTACTGGGCGCGGGCAGTAGTGGCAACGCACGGTTCCCAGGCCCACCTTCTCCATCGCCCAGGCGCGGAACTCTGCCAGGCTAAACGGGAGCTCGCGCCCAGGTCTGCGCAGCTTGCCGGCGCGCTTGCCAGTCTTCCAATACTTCGGCTTTAGGCGCGCGGCCATCGAGCGGCGCTTGGTCGCGGTTATCTCGTCGAAATCGTGTTTGGAGATCATACGGCGTCGTCTGTTGGCTCAGGCTCAGTCCACTTGGCGATCTCTTCAATGCGTTTGCTGCGCTCTTGTGCCTCTGGGCTGCTTAGCTTGCGGTCCATCGCGTCTAAGTTGCCCGAAATGAGGCTCGGGATGGGGTCTCATTTCGCGCAGCTTCTCCCAATTTAGTAAAACTCCGGATCCCGCTCCTGCTGGAGCGAATACTGCTGTGGGCCCTGCGGAACCTTCACGGCTCCGCCCGATTCAAACATCAAGCTCGTTGTGTAATGAACGGCCAGCTTGCCGGTTTCGCCGTTGCGCTGCTTGGCGATCACCATGTGACCGTCAGGCAGAATCTTTTCGCTGTTGTCATCGATCTCGCGATGAATCAACACGACCGTGGAGGCTTCGTACTGGATGTCTCCGGACTGGCGAAGGTCAGCGAGCGTCGGCATCATGTTGCGGCCGCGCCCTGTCTTCTCGGTCAACGAGCTGAGCACCAGCACGGCCAGGTGGTCTTCTTTGGCCAGGTTCGCCATCTTCACGCAGCCATCTGTAACAGCGACGTTGCGACTGTCGACGGCGCCGAAGTTCATCTTCTGCAGATAGTCCACGCCGACGAACCGGGTGCCGTTCTTCCGCTTGGAGATGCGTGCCCTCGAGCAGATCTGCGGCGCCGTGAGGTTCGTGTCGTCGTCAATGATGAGCGGGAAGCGTGACACCTGCTCCTCTGCTGCCCGCAGGATGGCTAGCTCCGACGATGGGAGCAGTCGCGGAGTGCGGAGCCATCCAAAGCGCAACGACGCCACACCGGCCCACAGACGACGCAACATCTGCTCCTTGGTCATCTCCAGCGCGAAGCAGTGTGCCGGCACCTTGTCGAGCCCGAGGCGAATCAAGGTTTGCACAAGCGCCGATGATTTCCCCTGCCCAGGGCGGCCGCCCAGGACCGCGAGTTCCCCCTCGACCCACCCGCCGATGTGGCTGTCGAGCGAGTGCAGGCCTGTGGGCAGTCCAAGAAACGGGCGCTCGTCCTCACGCTCCTGGAGTAGCTTTGCGAACTCACGCTGTGACGTTTGCGCGAGCGGTTCAATGTCCGCAGTGGTGTCCGCGCTGATATGCATCAGCCTGGTGTCCGTGTCGGTCAGCAGGGACTCTACGGTGACGCTTTGCTCCTCCGCCATCGCGATAGCGGAATAGCAGACGGTGATCAGCGCCCTGGCCTGTGCCTTTTCCTTGACGATGCGCACGTACTCTTCAATCGACGGACGCCGCGGCAGGCATTCGGTCAGCGAGAACAGGTACGGCCTGCCGCCAACCGCGTCAACCTCCTGGTGGCTTTGCAGGGCGTCTGTGAGCGTCACGATGTCTATCGCACGGCCGTCAGCAGCAAGCTCAGCCATGCGCGCAAAAATGCGCTTGTGTGAGTCTAGATAGAAATCGTTATAGGAAATCTGGTCAGCCTGATTATAGGCGCTGACCCCGTCGAGCAGAACGGCGCCGAGGATGGACTTCTCCGCTTCGATACTTGCGGGACGGCTGCGCTCGAAGGCCTGCTCGTTCATCGGGAAGCCGCCAGTACAGCGAGAGCCACGGCCAGGGCTTCATTCCAGTTCGGCCCCGTGTATTTGCACCCGTGAACGCGAGCGATGGCAAAGACAGCGTTCAGCGACTCGCTTGCGTCAATCGCCATAAGCTTTGCTGTCAGACTGTCCAGCGCTATACGCAGCGCGTCCCGCTGGTCTTCGATTGCGAATGGATCTTTACCATGTGTGCCCCCGCACACGCTGCATTGATCGAAGTCACTGCGGTAGACGAATTCGTGATGTGTATCAGTGGCGTTCATCGCGTCGCGGCCTCCAGATCCAGTGCCTTAAGCACGGCGTTTGCGGATGCAATATCGTCTTTCCAGTTCGGGCCGGTGTAGACGCATCCGTGAATGTTTGCGGTTTATAAAGACCTCGGCAAGTGAGTCGCATGCGTCAATCGCTTTGAGTTTGTCAGTGAGCGTCCGCAGGGCTGTCGCGACGTTGTATAGCTGCTCGGCTAGGCGGTCTCTCTTCGCAATGAGTTCGGCAGGGCCCTCGATCTCCGCGTGTCGCCCGCATAATTCATACTCCCGCTGTGACAGATGGACATAGCGTCTGACGCCTTGACCCTTTACTTCAGCGCCGCAGTGCCTGCAGCGGTCAACCTGTGCCGGTACCGGCTGGTCGATCAACGGTGTGGCGTTCATCGCGTGCCCTCCACGTCTGTGAGCAGTACGTGAACCGGCTTTGGTTTGCTTGCCTGGTCGTAGTTGCCGTTGAGGATGTTGCCGACGTTCTCCTGGTTCCTGATCAGGAAATCAAAGTTCGCCTTCCATCGTCGGTCGTTGTCACCCATGCAGAAAGGGCTCTTATGGATCTTGTCAAGCACGGCTTTGAATCGCGCAGGTGTTAAACCCTCGCTGATCCTCGACCGCAGCTTGTCTGCGCGTGCTGGGCTCAGCGGTAGCTCAACTGCTGGTAGGGCGCCTCGGACCTTGTTCCAGAAAGCTGCATACTCTGTCGGCGTCCTGTTCTTCGTTGGGGGCGTTAGCTGGAACAGGGCGGGGTCGGCGGCGCCAGCCGTCGACACTCTCTCGGTCTTAGAATGCTTTTTCCTTAGAACAGGCTCCGGCTCAGGCTCAGGCTCAGGAGCAGGCTCTGGATCAGGAGCAGGAGCAGGAAGTGGCTTGTCCGGGCTTTCTGTGCGCACGGCGTGCCCGTTCTTTTCGTGGGCTTCTGGATATTTTGCCTTCAGCCTCTGGCGTTCTGGGTCTGAGAGCCTCCGCATACGGGTTGGCTCTCCGTTTGCGTACCGTTCCCCACCTCGCGAAAGCTTGTTATCTGTGGCGTCATCGCTGTGGATGTGCCAGTCGTGGATGATCAGCCGATGTGTGGGATCGGGCTCAAGCAACCCAGCGGCCAGCAGCGCCTCTACCATTGCTGCTGGGTCGCCGTCATAGAACATTTCCATCGCGATATCCTCATTGCTTAACCGTCCGATTGCACCGCTGGGCGCTTGCTCGGCAGTCACATGCCACAACGACTCAGCAACACCTAGAGCGAAGCATGGGCTGATCTGCAGCAGCGTCGCCAGCCGCCTCACCTTGCGGTGCGTGAGTGTTCCTCGCAGCGCCAATCAAGCACCCGCTGTCGTGAGTGCGGTTGTGGCGTCGAGTTCCGTAGCCGTGATGCCTTCTGCTTTCGAAAAGGTGTAAAAAGCTGTGCCCTGGGCTTCGAAGGTGCCGGCGATTCCGGTAGACGTCAGAATGGCCTGGTCAAGGTCCGACGCAAGAAGCCCCTGGGCGAAGCTCCACTTGTCTTGTTTGTCGAGAATCTCAGCCGCGTCTGCGATGACAAACTTCAGCCCGGTCCACATTGCGATTGCAATCGAGAACGCTACGCCGAGTCTGTAGCTCTCCGACTCGCTAAGCTGGCTTGGCATGAGAACGATGTGTGGGGCGTCCGTCTCGGTGATGCGCAGCTGATACGGCTCAATCGTGAAGGCAAGCGCGTAGCCCCACCACGCAAGCACGGCGTTGACCCTTTCCGTGAAGAGGTCCAATCGCTCTGCGATGAGCTTCGCCTTGATACCGTTCTGTCCGAAGTAGTCCAACAGCTTCTCAAGCTCGGCCAGGCGTGTTTCAGCAACACCGCGTTCTTCAAGCTGCTTCGTGTAGACTCGCTGGGCTTCTTCAAGCTCGACGATCTTTACCAGCACCTCCAGCCCGCGAACTACCCTAGCCTTCAGCGCTTCCAGGTCCGCGTGCAAGGCCTCGAGGGTTTCTGGAAAATCCGGTGGCTGCTGTTCTGGCCCTTCAAACAGGTTGCTGTGCTGTTGGCGTAGATTGGTAAGAGACGTGGTTACGGCATCCTGCCGTTCTCGCTCGGTCGTGTCCGCTGCAAGCTGGGCAATGGCCCCAGCACTATCGCCGCCTTCCGCGAGTTCCTTTTCTAAGCGATGGACGGCAGCGTGCGCATCATTGAGCCGTGTCATGTACGGCGCATACATTGCCTTTCGGGACTCCTCAGTAATAAGCGATTTGCAGGTTGGACAAACGCCCTGCTCGTCATGCTTGCTGAGCTTTTCGATGGTGGCTTCGATGCTCGCTTGCTCGGCGCGCTCTGTGACCAGCAATGCGCGAATCTCCGCGTGTCGCGCCTGTAGCTTCGCGGAGGCCTCCAGCTTCTTACGGGCGGCCGCGGTCAGAAGGTGTGGGAAGGCCGCCACCAGTCCGGCTAGGCGGTCGATTTCCAACTGACTACGCTGTTGCTGTTCCTTTTGTTGCTGGGCGCCGGCTGCGCGGGTCGATAGAAGTGTGATTTTGCGGTTCACTTCCGCCTGCTGTGTCTGTATCTCCGTGAGCTTTGCTTTCACGGTGTCCCGACTTCCGGTCAACGGCTCGGGTTCAACAATGGACTTGAGATCACGCAGCTTGCGGTTAACCTCGGTTCTGGCCATCGTGATCGACTTGTGTGTCGCTTCGATAGTGGCGAAGAGCGAAGGCTTTTCGATCACAGCAAGGTGGTTTGCTTCGAGCCAGGTCACGACGTCCTTATCCAGCTCGAGCTTCTCCGGAAGGAGCACACGCGCCAGCAGTGACGCCTGCTCGTGCTCATTCATCCTGATGAATCGCCACGCATTCAGTGTGGCGTTGATAACGTCCGGGGCGGCAATCTTCTCCACAAGCCACTCCTGGGCCTGCTTTCCCAGGATTGTGTGGCCCTTGGTTTGTACTTTGAAGTTGCGGCCGGTCGTGCGATCGAGTGTGAGCGTAATGACAACGTCGTCGGAGCACTCAAGGGCAATAAGGGCGGTCTGCGCACCTTGCTCGATGAGCTTTTCAAATCCCTTGCCAGCCTCGTCGGTTACAGCGCAGCGCCCAGATAGCGCCATCTCGACGGCCAAGGCTAGCCCGCTTTTTCCACTTTTGTTGAGACCTCGGATGAAGTTGATTCGCTCCAGTGCCAGCGTCGTGTGACGGTGGCTGCGAAAGTGTTTGAGTTTAACTCTGTCTATGCGCATCGTTGCTTTCCTTCACTCCTAATCTTTGGTGCTCTCCAGGATCATGGTTCACTCGTGCAGGTTTGGTGCTCCCTGCCTTCATGGTTCTTCATCGGGATGTTCGGGGTTAATTCTGCTTATTTTGAAGCTGGTGATCTCCTTCACGGTCTCGATGTCTGTCAGCGCCTGGTCAAGGAGCACCCGCTTCTTTGCGCTGCGCAGGCTTGCGAGTGAAGTCTTGGAGACATTCAGCTTCGGGGTTAGATCCTCGCCCGATTCATCCGCGTGTTGCTCGATCACTTTGAGCGTGGGCATCAGCGGCAGGGTGCGCTTCTCTCCCGGCACGAAGCGGGCCTCGTATAACTTGCCGTTGCCGTCCTCCGTCTGAATGCTTGCAAAGCGAACAGCGGTGCGAAGGATCTCGTTGCTTGACTTTATCGCAGCACGAAGATAGATCACATATCGGAGTCGTTCTGGACCCGTCATTGTTGCATATGGATTCCAGTCATTTACCTGGCATCGTGCGGTCCGCAGCAGTGGGCAATACTCGCACGCTTTCCCTGGGATTGCCTGCGCGAGGCCTTGAATCTGGTGGATCTGGCGTTGCCGTGCTCTCGCATCACTCAACACCTTCTCAAGCAGCGGCACCTGATCTCGAGTCCACACGACATCGCGGGTCCTGCCGTAGCGCATGAACACAAGCACGAACCGAACGGTTTTCAGATTTAGATTGTGACGGAAGAGAAGAAGTGGATAGAGCTTAGCTTGGAAGGTTTCGGGATTGATCATCTCGAAGTAATTTTTGTAATCCCAGATGGTCGCGTCTTCCATCGTTTCCATCGTCACCAGGTCCGGGGTGCCGGCTGCGTCTGGATCGTAAAAGCGCAACTCCGTTGTGAGGATCGTCTTCGGATTAAACTTCATGGAGCCTATGAAACCGTTCAAGATCTCCTGGGCTTCCTCTGTGAAGGTTGGTAGCAAGCTTTTGAAGAAGTTCCAATCTTCCTGCTGCTGTGTGTCACGGAGGTGGGCCACGTAGAGCGACATGCAGTGATGCCCCTCTTGTCCGAGGGAGCTGTACTCGTTGGGCGGTGAGTGGATGCCTGCAACGTATTGCGCCTGGTAGGAGGCTGGGCACGCCATCGACTCATACATCGACTGACTAAGTGGTGGCGGCTCCGCCTTCGGCGCTACGGTGACCTGCTCTATGGTCAAAGGCGTTGTGCTGCTGATGAGCGTGGCCTTCTGTGAATCAATGGTGTTCATGCGAGCAGTCTCCTGGTGTCTGTAATCGTCATTAGATCCGGCATGCGTGGAATGACGTGATCGGCCAACGTGCGTCCATCTTTGAGAACGACGTAAGGCATCACGACAGTGCGGATGTCGATGACTCCTGAGTCGGCTGCCTCGAAGAGGGCCTTTAGGTGCCAGTACAGAACGCGCCACACGCGGCGGTTCTCTTGATCGATGGCTGTCGCAAGGCCGTTCTGCGTGCGCAGGTAGCCGTTGCGGTCTTTCGTGACGTTCTTGCAGATTGCCATTACGCGGATGTGGAACAGAACATTCTCGACCATGATCTTGGCCTCGAAGCCCTCACGGGGCGGCTCAGAGACCAGCATCAGACCTGTACCGCGGTGGCCATAGATCAGCTTTCGAATGGCATCCTGCGACTTCGAAACTCCAACTTCTGTTTTGTCGTAAGCCATTTGCTAGAAGTCCTGGGCGTCGCCGAGCTTGCCTTGGGCTGGTGACGTCGTGCGCTTGCCTTTGGGCGGAATGACCTCACCTGTCGGTGTCTTCGGCTTTGCCGCCGTCTCTTCTGTTGCCGGCTTCGTCTCTGCGGCCGGCGCCTTCGTCTCACCCTGGGAGGATTGCGTGTCAGCCGTGGCGGGTTTTGTCTCAGTCTTTGCCGGTGTTGCGGCGGCGGCCTTAACGGCCAGCTCGGACATGATGACCACTAACCGTGCGATGTCAGAAATGTTGCGGCCGATCTCGCTTGACAGTTTGGCGTCGTTCCACTTCAGCTTCTTCGCCAACTCGCGGAGTTGAGGAAGTTGTGGAACCTCCTCTTCAGTCGGAAGCGTGGTCGATACGCGGTAGTCGTCCCAAACAGAGTTGCCTTCACGGATGCCGGTGAAGATGCCGCGCAGCGTGGCAATCTGATCCGGGGTTGTGTCCTTGAGCGGATGGCCAAGGTAGTCCTCGAGCATTGCAACGTTAACGCCGACAGTGAGAAAGGCATCGGCCAGCTTTGCGCGGACCGCTTCGGGATGCTTGCTTGCTTCCTCCTTGGTGACCTGACGTGCAACCTCTAGAACCTCGTCGACCAGGTGCGACGGAATTACTTTCAGGATGCAGTTGCGCTCGCCGATGGATGCGTATTTGTTGCTCAGCTCGCGCATCTCGCGCTCATCGGGCTCAATCCACTCCGTGCTCTTCTCGCGCTTCCCGTTGACGTTGGTCCACTTGGTCCGCTGAATTAGCTTCTTGAAAGTTGCTTCCGCGAGGCATCGCATGTTCGTTTGCATGTCCCATGCGAAGCTGCGTATCTGGCGGTCGGTGTCGGTCTCACGAATCACCTCAGTGCCGTAAACCAGGTTGCCCCAGACGCGAGCGCCCTCGCGTGCGATGTATGTCGACGGTCCCGTCACAATGTTTTCAACCCATTCCTTTGTGACCGGATCCTGCTTCTTGCCACGTGGAAAGCTGTAGGTTGCCTTCTCGGCCAGCCGCGGCGAGGCCTTGACTGCGTTCAGCAAATCTTGGCGAGCCTGTGATTCGCTACGCTTGAATCGCTGAGCAACCATGATGGCGGCCTGGGTCTCGGCCTGCACACGTGCTGTACTGCTGGCGATGTTTGCCTCTCCTGGCATCTGGAGGGCTACGTTTCCGTTCTCACTGTCCATTGGCTTGTTCCGATCCTTTGCGCAGGCTGCTACGACGTGGATTCTGAATACAGATCTGCAGGTGGCGGCGCATGTCGCGCGTGCCGAACGGCAGGGTGCAAAACTTGCAAGGCTTGAACACGCGACGCGCCGGCCGTCCCTGCCTCCACGCCCTACGACTCAACTCAGAGGCTAGGGCCGACGACGGGATGCCACTCAAATCAACGCTTCCGGTTGCTTCATCCATATAGTTCCTCTGCTGTCACCTTTTTCCGCTCTGACGTCATCCCTGCTGCCAACGCCACATTTCACTAACTTATGCAGTCTGGAGCTGTCTCCGACTAACTGCGGCCATCTAGCTATAGCTCACATAACATGCGTTGTAGCCAATGAAGACGCGGTGTTGCGCGTCATCGGTGAAAGAGACACTAACATGACGATCCGCTATGTACAAGTTTGCGGTGTAAGTAATAAACGCGCATCCGGTAAACCGTTGTATAGTCTCAACTAACGGACCTAGCGCATCGTGCAGGATCCTTCATACCGCGCGGCGATTTCCACAGGCTGCATTCATCGGCGAACGGGTGACGGAGCGGCGGGATTCGCTCACCCAGAAAACGGAAGGTTGGATGTCAAAGCGGGCCGTGCTGTGCGATATAGACGACGTGGAAATCGCTCACGTTTCCTATTCAGAGATGGATGACTATATCGAACGCGGCATCGTGGAGCGTCTGACGCCAGTGCGGTCGAAGACGCATCGATTTCGATTACTGCATCCATCTGAGGCGTCAAAGGAGACGCTTATTCCACACATCAGCCCCTGCAGCTTGCCGGCGAATCTGAGTCGTGAAAATGCCGGTGAAGCTGGTATTCAGGAGGGTTTCTGGGCGCGCCGAAAGGTGCGTGCGTGGCCAAAGATTGGGACGGTGAAGATCGGTGATCACTGTCCGTTAATTCCTCGCAGACGGCGCCTGGTCGCGCAGGCGTGAATGTACAAAGCACTTGCGAGTTACATGACGCGTCGGCATCTGGTCATCTGGCGGATGCTTCGTGAGAGTAGGGTTGTGGATCGCGTGAAGCTTGGGCTAATGGTGACGTCCCTGGTACTGTGCAGCGGGGCAGCTGGATCCGCAGTAGGCGCGTCGTTTCTGATGGAGCCGCGTAAGCACCTAAAGGTGAATACAAGCCTGTTCATGCAGGCCGTAGCGCCGCCTGAAACTCGCACCGTGGTGGTTGGCGGCCCAAGCACAGAGACGACGCTAGCTATCGACGGTGTCAAGCTGGATCAGCTTACCCAGCAGAACTCGACGTCGATCGATGATCGCCACACGATTCATGACCAGATTGCGGCAATCGCTACGGTGGAGGTGAATCACTACAACCTGCTTAGCGACAGGCTGAACGTTAACGATGCGAGAGTGACTAGCATAGGTTGGGTGCTCGGGACTCTCTTTACGATGTCACAGGGGATTGTTTTGTTTTTTCACCTGGACAGACGCAGGCAAAACACCCGAACTGCTTCGTCGCGCAGAAGGCGGGTCGGCGAGTAGAAGAGAGCAATCCTGCAAAAATGTATATCGATACTGCCGTCACTGCAATTGCCGGGTTTGAAGGGCGTGTCCACTGGATGTATCTGGACACGGAGGGAAACGTCACCGTTGGCGTCGGCGAGGAACTTGCCAGCCCCGAGGCAGCAATCAAATTTCCGTTTCGTCGGCAGACCGCCGAGCTTGCGGAAACCCCTGAGATCATCGCTGAGTACGCGCTCGTAAAGCTCATGAAGCCTGGTCTGGTGGCCAGCGCTTATCGTCGCATGTCGTCACTGCTATTGGACGACATCGCGATCACTCAGACTCTTCGGTTCACCGTCACCGAATACGCAGAAGAGCTCACAAAGCTATTCCCGTTATTTCCTGGATTTCCCGATTCGGCAAAGGTCGGTTTGCTGGATATGCAATTCAATATGGGCATCAATCGCCTGCGGAAAGACTTTCCAGACTTCTGCAACGCGGTCAATTCACTGAGGTGGCCGGTAGCTGCGATGCAGTGTCACCGGGCCGCTGTGTCTGCGGCACGCAACGCTTGGACAGCAGAGCAGTTCGTTAAATGCGGGACGTTCTAAAGCAGCTTCTTCCGCGGCGCATTCCAAAGCGGCCCTGTTCCACGCCTGGTTGCGCTGAAACGACGGAGCACGGATCACGATGTCCAGGATGTCAAAAGCTTTACCAGCAGCAGCAGGACGAACGTAGACAGTCACCGTCAAGGCGCGGTTACGACGCCGATCACAACAGGCTTCGCATTCTTGCCTTTCTTAGAGACGGGTGGCGCTGCGTTGATTGCGGCTGGGAACCAGACACTGTACGCGACTTCAGGCTTTACGGTCTTGGAGAGCCGGCGCGCGAAGTCATTCTCGAGGAACTGCGGATTAGATGGACCCGCGGTGAGCGTCATCTGCATGGCGATCACCAGATTCCTATACAGGACCGGCCAGAGTCCCGGCTCGATCTTGACAACTATCGAACGCGCTGCAACGAGTGCCACAGCGCAAAAACAATGCGTGAATCAGTATCCACGCTTCACAGAAAGTTCTAAATCATGGAACTTGTCGTTCTCTTACACCGAAAGGATCTAAATCGCATCATGGGACAAATCGACGATCTAAACGCAGCAGTAACAGTGATCCAGAACGGCATCAGCACGTTGACAACCGAAGTGCAAGAAGTCATCTCTGACTTCCAGACAGCGGAAGCTGCTCTGGCAGCAGGCTCACCAGATGTTGATCTCAGCGGCCCGATTTCTGCACTCACCACCATCGCGTCTAATCTAAGCGGACTAAACAGTCAGCTTGCGGCTGCGATTCCTGTCGCGTCGTCACCCGTTCCTCCTCCACCGCCCGCCGCGCCTATTATTCCTGTCGGCGCCTAAAAGCATTCGAGGCAATCCAGGGGCGTGTGTGTGTCATGGCATGCGCCTCTGATGAAAAGGACGGCGCACAACATGGAGTTCTTTCATCACCAACATAATGCGTCGACAGTGAATGTCGTCCCAACTCCGGGAGTAAACGTCACGATGACTACCGAAACACTGTTACAGAAGATCGAAGGTGGCGAAAAGAAGTTCATCTCCGTTCTTGAACAGGCTGGCAAGGATGCGGAAAAGGGTCTGGTGTTCGCGCAGAAGTACGCGCTGCCGCTGGCATCGTTGGCTGGCATCTTGTTCCCTGCGGCCGCGCCTGGCGCCACTGCGGTGGTCACCGCTGTAGGCTTGATCCAGAACGCGGTGCTTGAGGTTAAGGCAAAGGCCTCGGCGTTGCCTACTGGACTGACACCAGCACAGATGCTGGCAGACGAGATACAGCTTGTCGAGCCTGCTGTTGTCTCCCTGCTCGCGTCTGAGCACATCACAATTGACAGCGCCGAACTGGCGGCCAAGGTGCAAGCTGTGGTTGCCATCCTCAACAGTCAGGCGGTGCTATAGATGCCGCCGCTTCTGCAGTACGACCCCACCGGCGCAACGTTCTCACCTATCCCAGCGGAGGAGTATAAAAAGCTGGTCGCGACGTTGGGCACAAACTCGAAGGTCACCAAGCTTGTAAGCAGCGGTGACACCGGCTCGTGTGAAGTGCAGGGCGTTGACTTCGCGTGGGCCTACTACGACGCCACTGCAAGCCTAAAGGTGACAATCACTGCGAAGCACGGCCTGTTCGTTGCGCACGTTCCGAACGCTACCATCTTCGATCACCTAAACGACGAGTTCATGTCCTCGCTCGCCTAAGCGCACCAGCAATCCTCGTTGACCTCGCCACTGAGCCTCTGGGCACACGGACGGGGCCACAAGTAGGCCCAGCGGAGACCCTGCGCCCATGCAAGGGGGGAGGGGGGGTCAAATCTCTACAATGCCCGACCCTGTACCGCACTGCAAGCCATCCGCAAACTTTCGCAGGTTTACAACTTTGTTTCTTCCCCGAGAGTTGGTCAAGGAAAATGCCGGTCGCTTCAAGGTCAATCAGTAAGGCTGTCGCAAAGAGAAAGCAGTCGGCGAGAGCGGTCCCAGTTGTCGGGACTCTGCAACTCACCGACCTGATCCCAGACAAGCGGAACGCCAACCGGGGCACCAAGCGCGGGGGCGAGCTGGTCGCGTCATCACTGCGCGACTATGGCGCCGGTCGTTCCATTCTCCTCGACAAGCACGGGCGGGTTATTGCCGGGAACAAGACGGCGATGCAGGCGGGTAAGGCGGGTTTCGCCGACGTGCTGGTGGTGAAGACGCGCGGCAAGCAACTGGTCGCCGTGCAGCGCATGGATCTGGACCTGGATGTGGACGACGCGGCGAAGGCGCTGGCGATCGCGGACAACAGGACCGGCGAGGTCTCACTGGAATGGGATGCCGAGATTCTCAAGGACATGGCCGGCGAAGTAGACCTTGCCCAGTTCTGGACAAGCGACGAGCTGAGCAAGCTATTCGGCGAGGCCAGCCCGCTGCAGGGGATGACGCAGGAGCAAGGGCTATCCTATCGCGTCATTGTCGAATGCGATGGGGAGAAGCATCAGGCCACGATCATGCAACAGCTTGAGGCCCAGGGGTTGAAATGCCAGCTATTGATTTCGTAGTCGAATCTCAGATCGACCGCACCGTTCGCGTGAAGCAACTAGAAGCAATGTTTGACGTGCCGGCCGCGGAGCGAGCGCGCATCGCGTTCAAAGGCGACTGTCCCGTTGAGACGTTCGACTGGAACGTCGGACTCATCGTCGGTCCCTCGGGCTGCGGTAAGTCGTCCATTCTCTCGCGGCTGTTCGCAGCGCCTGTGCAGCTCACCTGGAAGGCCAAGAGCGTCGTGGATGACTTCGACCCTGCGCACTCCATGCAGGACATTTCGGAGATATGTCAGTCGGTCGGCTTCAACACGATCCCGGCGTGGATGCGACCATACGCGGTCTTATCGAACGGCGAGAAGTTTCGCGTGGAACTGGCGCGGCGTCTGCTGACAAGCGAGGCGCTGATAGCCATGGATGAGTTCACCTCGGTGGTCGATCGCCAGGTGGCGCAGATCGGCGCGCATGCCGTTCAGAAGTATGTGCGTAAGCGTGGCAAGCCGCGGTTCGTGGCGGCGTCGTGTCACTATGACATCCTCGATTGGTTGCAGCCCGATTGGGTGCTGGAGCCAGCGACCATGCACTTTGCGCGGAGGTCACTTCAACGACGGCCACCCATTGACATTGAGATTCGTCGCGTCCGATACGAATACTGGGCCCTCTTCGCGCCGTTTCACTATTTGACGGCGGATCTGAATCACGCTGCAGTCTGCTATTGCCTTTACGCCAACGGGCAGCCTGCCGCGTTCGCCGGCGTTCTGCATCGACCACACCCAAAAGTAAAGAACATCAAGGGGCTCTCGCGTCTCGTAACGCTGCCTGATTGGCAGGGACTGGGGCTGGCGATGATTCTTGCTGAGAAGCTCGGCGCTGCCTATCGCTCGGCTGGATTTCGCTTCCGGACCTACCCGGCGCACCCGGCGCTGATTCGTGCGTTCGGCAAGTGGCCCCAGCACTGGTCACTAGAGAAACGAGCCGGGACATACAGCCCACGCGAGGGGAGAAGCTCGACGTTGCAGAGCGCAGATAAGGAGCACGCGCCAGGCTTCGGGGGGCGCCCCTGCGCCACTTTCGAGTATGTTGGCGCGCCTATGGAAAGAGCGGAAGCTCAGGAGTTTCTGGCGGCGTAGCTGGCAGCAAGAGGGAGACGGCGTAGAGACCTTGCGCGCCTCTTCGACTGATGGGATGTTCAAGACGGCGGGGGTTGCGCAGCAACCAGTGGTAGTGGCCAGGGTCGGCCCACATCGAAGTGGACGTGCGGATGCAGCCCGTGAGTTCGACCGTCCCAATAATGGCAGAGCGTCTCAGTCTATGCGGGTTCAGCAGAAGCGTTCCGCAGATGTCGGCATCCACCTGTGCCCCAGCGTGAATCGCCAGGAGGCCGCGGTACGGGGTCCCCCAGGTGCGGTTCTCTACATCCTTGCCGAGAGCGAAGATGGCCTCGGCCCAGTGCGCGTGAAGCGTGATGCATTTGCAGAGTGTTTCGGTGCCTGTCACAGAGTTCAGTTTATCTCAGCGGATGGAATCAGGGGGGGTATGGGTTTACGTGGTCCAGCACCGAAGCCGACAGCCGTCCGGAAGCTCGAAGGCAACCCGTCGCGCCGCCCGTTGCCGGAGAATGAGCCGCAGTATGCGCTAGGTGTGCCGACGAGACCAAAGAAGATGAGCCGCCAGGCGAGAGCTGTCTGGGATGAGCTTGTCGGGGAGATGCAGTACACGGGGCTGCTCTGTCATGTCGACCAGCGAGCTCTGTGGCAGCTGGCCGAAGATGAAGCCATTCTCTCCGAGGTCTACTCCGGCATCTGGCAGATGGTCGCTGCACTCGAGAAGAAAGCCCGCGAGGAGAAAAAGAAGATCCCCGGCGGCGCTCTCTTCGCGATTCTGAACATGACCAGCGGCCGGCTTGCCATGAGCGCCATTCGCAGTCTCGCCAACCGCGTCATCATTGAGCGCCGCGAGTTTGGTCTGACTCCCTCGTCGCGCTCGCGCATCGAGAGTAACCCAGACGGGGCACGCGGGATCGTAGACCCGCTTGAGCTGAAGCTGTGTGGGTAGTCGTGAGTACAAGCCAGCCACTTGTTTCTGGTGCAGCGCCGACACGTGGTGCGAGACGCGCGACAACGGCAAGCCGATGTGCCGCGGTTGCAAGGTCGAACGCTTCTACTCAGAGATTCTTTATCCGCCGCTCGGGTATCGCCTACTCGGCTGGCACAGAAAAGTCATCCGAGACATTTTCGGAACCGTGCGGCTGGAAGACGGGGCGCGGCGCTACCAGCGCGGTTACGTCTCGACAGGTAAGCAGAATGGAAAATCGTTTCTCACGGGCGGGTTGCCCCTCTATCACATCACCATGGAAGACGAATTGAACCCAGAAGCCTATGGCGCAGCGGCCGCCAAGGAGCAGGCCGGCATCGTCTTCAAGGCAGCGGCCATGCTGGTGAACGCCAACCCTGATCTTCGCTCGCGGCTGAAGGTTATCCCCAGCACCAAGCGTATCGTGCGGCGTGATGGCGGCGGCATGTATCAGGTGCTCTCAGCGGATGGCGACGTGCAGGACGGCATCAGGCCGAGCCTGCTGATTCGCGATGAGATGCACCGCTGGAGGAGTTCAAAGGCCGAGACGCTGTACGACGTCACGACCAAGGGGCAGATATCTCGCGACGAACCGCTGGACCTTGCAATCACCACAGCGGGCGCTGAGTACGAATCGCCGCTGTGGTTTCAGGAGTATGAGCTTGCTAAGCAGGTGCTGAGCGGCGCCGTCCCCGTGCCTGGCTTCTATGCAGCGATCTGGGAAGCGGACAAGAAAAAGCTCGATGCGGATCCAAACTATTGGAAATCACGAGAGGCGCGCGTCGCCGCAAACCCCAGCCACGAAGACAACGGTGGGTTTCTTAAGGACAGCGCTATCGTCCGCGAGATGGACAAGGCGTTGACTCAGCCGGCTCAGAAGACGAAATATCTTCGCTACCATTTGAACACTCCCATTGCCACGCAGCAGGCTCCCATCATCGACATGTCCAAGTGGCTCGCGTGCGGAGGGGATGTCGATCTGCGCGAGTGGCCAACCTACGATGTGGACTATCTGATCAAAAAGTGGAATCTGCTCGACAAGCCGTGCTGGGTTGGCGTTGACGCGTCATGGACAACCGATATGACCGCGGTCGTGTTCGGCTTTCCACCGTTCGGCGGACTCGCTGCATGGACCTTCCTACCGTTCTTTTGGGTGCCACAAGAGCGGGTCGCGGAGCTTGAGCGCATCTGCCGTCTGCCGTTCTCGGACTGGATTGCCCGCGGCTTTCTTGAGGCCACGCCGGGCAACGGTATCGACCTCCGCGCGGTCAAGGAGCGAATCCGCTGGGGTAGGCAGATGTTTGAGCTGCGCGACCTGGCGTTCGACCGCTGCAACTTTCGCACCGAGGCGATGGAGCTCCTCGACGAGGGCATCAACGCGGTGGAAGTGCAACAGAACTTCATGCAGTTGGGTTACCCTACCAAGTTCATTCTTAGCTCCTACCTTGACCAGAAAATCCGCCACGGCAATAACCCGATCTACAACTGGCACGCTGCCTGTCTGCAGCTTCAATACGACCGAAAGGATAACTGCCAGCCATCGAAGCCCGAGCGCCTCAAGTCATCCAAGCGCATCGACGGACTCGCGGCCACTGTGACCCTTCTCAACCGCGGCCTGGTCGCCGAATCCGACACGATCCCATACACCGGACTCCGGAGCCTAAACTAAGTGTTCCCAGCCATCACGGACGCGGTAAAGAGTGTCGTCAAAGCGGTGCGCGCCGGCATGGGCGACGAAACGCTGGAGCTGGACATCAGTGGTCGCAAGAGCGGCGGCGGCGTTTCCTTTGACGCCGTTAATGCTGGCTGGTACGCACGCAACGGATATCCGGGCATTTACACGATGCTCTCTGGCGGTATGCCAGCCTGGTCGGGAGAGCCTGTCAGCCTGGGGACCGCGCTCAACCATTCGGTCGTGTGGGCATGCAACAGGCTCATAAGCGAAACCCAGGGCGCAACGCCGCTCGCGATGCTCCAGCAGAAGAAGAACGCAAAGGAGCTGGCAACCGATCACCCGATGTTCTCGGCCCTGCGCAACGCGGTCAACGACGAGATGTCCGCGATGAGCTTCAAGGAGACACGTACCAGTCACACGCTGCTTGACGGCAACGGATACGCTCAGATCATCCGGCGCAGCGCCACTGGCACCGCCATTGAGTTACGTGGCTTGGACCCAGGCCAGGTGCGCGTGGACCGCGAGAAGACGGGCCAGCGCAGGCTGGTCTACATCATCAAGGACGGGCTCACCAGCAACGCAACGAACAATGAAACAACGTATGCTCTGACCCCTGGGAAGGCGCAAGACATCCTCCACATCCGCGGGCTTGGGTGGGACGGGTTGCGCGGATATTCCGTCATCACTATGGCCCGGCAGAGCATTGGGACTGCCATCTCAGCAGAACGCAACGTAGCCAGGTTCTACGCGAACGGCGGACGCATACCGTACCTGCTCACCAACGACAAACACTTTGAGAATGACGCCGCCTTTGACAAGTTCCGCGCTGACTGGGAAAAGACATACGCCGAGCCGCATAAGGTACCCATCCTCGAGAACGGACTCAAGTATCAGCAGATCGGCCTGAACGCAGTCGATTCGCAGTTGATCGAAACCCGGCTATTCGACATCCATGAAATCTGCCGTTGGTTTCTGGTGTCCCCGCATCTGGTTGGTGACCTGAGCCGCGCAACCTTTTCCAACATCGAGCAGCTTGCCTTGGAATTCATCAAGGTCACGATGCAATCGTGGTTCACCAGGTGGGAGCAAGACCTGTGGCGCTGCCTCCTAACGCCAGAAGAGAAGGGCCAGGGCTACTACTTCAAGCACAACACTAACGAGCTTTTACGCGGCGACTTCCTGACCCGGATGCAGGGCTACTCAATCATGCTTCAGAACGGTATCGCAAGCGACAACGAGGTGCGCGACCTCGAGGACTGGAATCCGTTCAAGGGCGGCGACGGTCACTACATTCAGCTCAACATGCAGACGGTTCCGCCTGCAGCAGGAGCCGCCACAGCACCAGCAAGCCAAGCACCATCGCTTGTTCGCATCAGCGAGTGATAAATCGTTCCTGTTTAAAAGAGGGGTTTAAAGGGGTAAACAATGGCAGCTAAACAGCAAAAGCGATCCATCCCGGTACAAATCAAGGCGATGGCCGAGGACGGCAGCTTTGAAGGCGACCTCGCAGTCTACAACCAAACTGACCTGGGCGGCGACCTAATCGAGCCCGGAGCCTTTGCCAAGACGATGAAGGAACGCGGCGGCACGGTGCCACTGCTGTGGCAGCACAACGCGGACACGCCAATCGGCTCTCTCACTCTGATCGACAGCCCGACAGCCCTTAAGGTGAAGGGCCAGTTACTACTGGAGCTGCCGGACGCGAAGAAGGCATACATCCTGATCAAGGCCAAGGTCATCAAGGGTCTGTCGATTGGCTACGACACCATCAAGGATTCTGTCGAGAACGGCGTCCGCATGTTGAAAGAGGTACGGCTCTGGGAGGGCAGCATCGTCACGTTCCCAATGAATGAAATGGCCATGATCACATCCGTGAAGCGCGCCGGCGCCGGGGCACCGGAAACCAAAGATGACTTCACCACGGAGCTTGCGCAAATTCAGCTTCAGGACGTCGGCTACCAGATGCGCTACGCATTGTTCCAGGCGCTCGGCTCCGTGACCTGGGCAAGCGGCCTGACGAAGGAGGACAAGGTGGCAGCTTCGCAGACCACCATCGAGCAGTTCCTGGCCGCCTACATGGAGTATCTGCCACAGTATCTGGACTACTTGGCAGCTGAGTACGGCGATATGAGCCTGATGAACAAGCTGCATCATGAAGAGAAAAGCTTTGCACGTATGCTGAGCCGCGGCGTGAAGATGTTCGCGGCCGTCCGGAAGCTAGAGAGCAAGGAGGGCCGCAAGTTTAGCGCGGCCACCAAAAAGAGTTTGGACGAGGCCCACGAACACGTTAAGGGCCTCTCCGATATTTTCGGAGCACTTTTCGATGATGAAGCCGACGACGATACCGACGATACCGAAGACGACACCAACGACACTGACGGTGACGACGACGGTAACAAGGGCGGCGGCACTCCAGCATCGCAAGCCGCAAAGAAAAGCAAGCCCGAGCCGGTAGCAGAAGACCACTCGGCAGCCGAAGCAATCCTCACCAACATGAGGGCGCTCATCCCGAAAGCGTAACCAATTCTGGAAATCCAATAGAAAAGGACTTCGACAATGGAACTAAAAGACCAGCTCACTGCCCTGCAGACAGAGCTGAAAACCTACGTCGACAAGGCTGCCGCTGAGACAAAAGAATTTGGCACCATGGCCCTGTCAACCAAAGAAACCGTAACCAAGATTCAGGCCCAGCTAGACGGGATCGATCTGAAGCTTGCGAACAAGATCATTGCCGATCAGGGCCAGGGACCAACGTTGGCCAAGACCGTCAAGGAGTCTGAGAGCATTCAACGCCTGCTCAAGGACCGTCGTGGCAGCGCCGTTCTGCACCTGAAGGGAAAGGATGTCATGGAGCTGATGGACAAGAAGTCAATCATCAGCGCAACGGTATCCGGCACCTCTGAAGGCGATCCGCTTAACCCAGTTGGAGTCGCAACCACCGGGGTGTTGCAAATCGACCGCACTTCAGGGATCACGGCGGAGGCGCGTCAAGTCCTAATGATTCGGGACTTGCTACCCTCGCGACCGACCACCATGCAGGTGGTGGATTTCGTGAAAGTTAGTCAGCCGCTTTCCCCTGGCTCTCCCGTTCCTGAGGCATCGCTCAAGCCGGAGAACCAACTCACCTTCACTTCGATCAGCGAAAAGGTAAGGCTGATCGCAACCTGGATCCCGGCGACAAAACAGGTGCTTGACGACTTTGTTGAGCTGATGGGATTCATTAAGGCCAGCCTTCCGTACTACATCAATTTGGAGGAAGAGCTTCAGCTTTTAGCAGGTGATGATACCGGTGAAAATCTGCACGGTCTCATCCCGCAGGCATCCACGTATGTTCCAACGTACCTGAATTCAGTCAGGGGTTGGAACTTCATGGACGTCATCGGAACTGCTATCCAGCAGATCAACGCGGCCAAGGAGATCGATCCGACATTCGTTGTGCTCAACACGAACGACTGGTGGACCATCCGTTTGACCAAAGACTCTTTTGGCCGGTACATTCTGGGCGACCCGCAAATCAACGTGCGACCTAACCTCTTCGGGCTTGATGTGGTTTACACCACGTCAATCGCGCAGGGTACGTTTCTCGTTGGCAACGGCAATCAGGTGGCAGTCGAGATCCGCGACCGCATGGAAATGCAAGTGGAAATCTCGACTGAGAACGCTGATTACTTTGTTCGCAACCTGGTGGCGATCAGGGCTGAGAAACGGATGGCGCTGTTGACCAAACGTCCCAACAGCTTTGTCAGCGGCACCTTCAGTTCTTCACCAAGCCAAGTAGCTTAACCGGCTGAGACGGCGGGGCGGCGTAACAGCTTCCCCGCTGTTGAAGCGCACGGCAGAGGAACAGATGAGACTCATTGCAAATAGTCAACTGCGCGGCGAGTACGGCATGGTTGAAGCGAACCAGCAGTTCGATGTGGCCGACGATACGGCTCACAAGCTAATCAAGACCGGCATGGCTCGCCAAGCAGCACCTCCGACCATCGAGTACGAGACAAAAGTCATCAACCCGCAAGCTCCTATGGTGAGCCCGCGGAGTCCGTTTCGTGACGTGCCTGTGTCTAACGCGGAACCGGCGAACGTGGCTACCGAAAGCGATAGCCTGCTTCCAAAAGCAAACCTATCCCCAGGCGGAACTTCTTATTCTGGCGGACGGCCAGGACGTTCGAGACCTACTGCCGGACGATGACCGCGTTCGCTTAATCCATCTAAGCGAGGTCCGCACCATAGGGGAAAAGCGCAACTTCGGTTGCGGCCGCGCCCAGGGTGACGTGATCTGTCACTGGGATGATGACGACTGGAGCGCCCCTGGGCGACTCGCCGATCAGATCCCGCGGCTAAACGGTATTGCAGTCACCGGCTACAACGCGATGCGCTTCACCGATGGCGGCCGCTGGTGGAGGTATCAGGGCACCAGCGACTATGCCCTGGGAACCTCGCTCTGCTACCTGCGCAGTTGGTGGCAGGCGCATCCATTCAAGGCGTGCAACGTTGGCGAAGATAACGTGTTCGTGAACATGGCGCGCAGCGAGCGGGCCATTCTAAGCGTCGATGCTGGCGAGCTGATGCACGCCACCATTCACCCAAACAACACAAGCCCACGGCACATCACTGCCAACTGGATACCACTATGAGAGGTTCACCTGTGATCATCGTTCTTATCGTCCTGCTGCTGGTGTTTGGTTTTGGCGGCTATCGTCTTGGCCCAGGTCTTGGCTACTACGGCGGCGGCGGTCTTAGCCTTATTGTCGTGATTGTCTTGATCCTGCTGCTTCTTCGGATCATCTGAGCCTGGCCCAATGAACAGCACTCTGTCAGTCATCGTCCCGAGTCGCACAATGTCCAACCTGATCCCCTGCGTGCAGGCGGTAACCCATCTGGACGAGTGTGACGTCATCGTGGTGTGGGATCGCAGCCGTGGGAACGACTGGGCGCCCCCATCGGCCGCCTATCGCGTCCGCGAGGTAGAGCAGGAGTTCATCTACGCCAGAAACTGCAACACGGGGATCATTTCAGCCGGCGACAACGATGTAATTCTGCTCAATGACGACGCGCTCCTGGAGACGGCCGGTGGTTTTTCTGCCCTGCAGGCGTGGGCAAAACAGTGTCCAGAGTTCGGCATCATCGGAGCGGTAACCAACGTGACGGGACAGCCGCTTCAGAGACCACTAGGACACTATTGTCCTGGCGGGCCGCGCGAGGTGCCGCACTTCGCCTTTGTCTGCGTTCTGATCCCACGCAGCACCATCAATGCCGTTGGGCTGCTCGATGAGCGTTACTGCCTGGACTATGGCGTCGAGGACCGCGACTACTGCGAGATGGTCAGGCGCGCGGGGCTGAAGTGCGGCGTCTATGACGGGTGCTTTGTCGACCACGCCAGCCTGTCGAGCAGCTACCGCGGCAACCCGCTGGCGTCGCGGTCATATGCGCGGAACTGGGAGTTGTACTGCAAAAAGTGGGGCGTGCCCGCATGATTCACGGGATGCTTCGGGTCAAGAATGAGGCGCGCTGGATAGAACGCGTCGTGCGATCCATTCAGGCTATCTGCGATGACGTGTTCGTGCTGGATGACCACTCAAACGACGGAACTCCGGATCTTTGCAGGGCGCTGGGCTGCGTCGTGAATGATTCTCCATTCACAGACATTCATGAGGCGCGGGATAAGGATTACCTGCTTGACAAGGTGTGGGCGGGTGGCGCTGCGCTTGGTGACTACTGCCTCATGGTTGACGGCGACGAGGCGCTGCACCAGGACGATCTGCCGGCGCTTGCACGGGCCGTGAGTCAGAAGCTGTCATGCCTTTCATTTCACATCGTCTACCTCTGGGATATGGAGACCCAGGTGCGCGTCGACCGCTGGTACAAAGAGTTCCGTCGACCATCTATGTTTCGCCTGGTCAGCCGTGACCTGTCCTTCAAGCGGACAGGATTCGGTGGGAACTTTCATTGCTCGTCGGCTCCGGCCTCGCTGCTGGTCAGCGTTACATCTGTCCCTGTGAGGCTGCTGCACTACGGCTACCTGCACAAGGAAGATCGGGTAAGGAAATTTCACTGGTACAACTCTGTTGACCCGAACAATATGTTCGAGGACTGTTACCGCCACATGGTCATCGGCGATCTGTTTCCGGCCAGCTCGTCCTTCAAGTGGGCCGGGCCGCTTGAGGTCATAACGCTATGAGTAGCTGGTATCCATTCGGCGGGGTTGGACCTTACGGAACCTATGGGAACCTCGGGCTCTACGGGGCACTCGTCGTCTACGGCAGCCTCAATCTAACCGTCACGTCTCCTCAGCAAGTTTTCACGGAGGTGATCACGCTTAATGAAATCAAGTCGTTTCTCAAGGTACCGCAGCGGTCACCAATCGACCCAGAGGAGGATGCGCAACTCACGGAGTTCATTTCTGCGGCTCGCGAGCAGGCGGAAATACTTCAGAACCAAGATCTCGTGCAAAAGCAATTCGACCTGTGCCATGACTATTGGCCGTCGTATCGGGTTGAGATGCGCAAGCCGCTTCAGTCCGTTGATCTGGTGCAGTACACGGACTCTAACGGCGACGTCACGGCAATGGTGGAGGACGTTGACTACATCGTGGATGCCTCAAAGGGTCCAGGCATCCTGGCGCCGCCCTATAACGCAACCTGGCCGACGTTCACGCCATGGCCAAGCTCTGCAATCCTTGTGCGCTTCACCAGCGGCTATGCGTTGACCGATCCATTCTGGCAGGGCCCTGGGGCACGCATTAAGACCGGAATGAAGCTACTGATCTCGGCGTGGTATAACAACCGGCTCCCGTTTGAAAAGGGTGCTGGCCCAGGGCAGGAATATCCGTACACCGTGACGTCCTGCCTCACATACGGCGCGAACGTTAGGGCGAGGTAAAACTGATGTCGTCGTGGCCGAAGGTTGATCCGGGCAAGATGGTTCACCAGATTACGTTCCTGCAGCAGGTTAAGGGAACGAATATCTCCGGCACGGTGATGACGTGGGCTCCTTGGTTAACCACCTGGGCATCAATTGATCCTGTGCGCGGGATTGACATGCTCAAGGCTGGGCAGGACGTCACCCAGGTTTACCTGACAATAAAGATTCGCTGGCAGACCGGCATTCTGCCAAACATGCGGATCCAATCCGACATGGGCGAGACCTATATCATTCAGGCAATCGAAAACCCAGGCGAGCGCAACGTGATTCTAGTGTTGACGTGCCTCGCCATGGGGCTTAATCAATAACGCAAGATCCAACAGGGAGGAGAGATGGGCACAATGAAAGGGAAGTCAAAGAGACAGATTGAAGTCGTAGAGCGGCCCGCAAAGGCTTCGCAACTGACCGTTTCACAGGTGAACGCGCCGGAGTATCGCGAGGGCTATGCCAACAGCGTTGAGGTGAAGTTGAGTGTCTGGGACTTCCGTCTCAAGTTCGGCAGGACCGCGCAGACCGCTGATAATCTGACCGTGAACGTCTTTCAAGCCATCGACCTCAGTCCGCAACAGGCGAAGGCCGTGTGGAATCTTCTCGGACAGCACCTGGCCCAGTATGAACAGACATTCGGTCCGATCAACCTGCAACAGGTGAGCGCGCCGGCAGCAGAGCAGCCCGTGGGCGCAGGAAGCACCCGGCCGCAGTAGTGGACATCACTGTAAACGTTCTAGACCTCGAAGGTGTAGAGGGTGCACTCCGGGATGCCGGTCCGAAGCTCGCCAAGCGTGCTCTGCGTGCTGGCCTGAATGCTGGCGCGGATACTATGGTTGCGGCAGTAAAGGCGCTAGCCCCAGTGCTCAAGGAGGGCACGCCACAGCGCGAGCCTGGCGAGCTTCGCGACTCAATACATTCAAAGATCAAACTCTCGGCCAAGGAAGAAAAAGGTTATGCACTAATCGGTCCTGAATACAAGAAAGAGGATGGTAGCCAGTCTCCAGGTCTATACGGCCTTTTTGTAGAGTTCGGCTCCGTGCACGGCGACAAGCAACCTTTCATGCGTCCAGGCTTCGACGAGTCAAATCGGGCAGCGCTGGATGCCTTCACCGCGGTGATGCGCCAAGGTGTCGATTCACTAAAATCATGATTGAACAAGGATTCGTGGAGCTTGTCCAGGGTGACGCCGGCGTCAGCGCGATAGCTGCGACAGGCGGGTTTAACGCCCAGTTGCCACCGGACTTCGTATTGCCGACATGGACCTATGCTGTTGTTTCAGATCCCACTGATTATCTTCTGAGCGGTCCAGAAACACTCGCGCCGCGCCGAATACAGGTTGACTGCTACGGAAGCACGGCCGCAGACGCAATCTCATTGGCCAAGGCCATCGACCTTGTTGCAAGCGGCTACAGGGGCACGCTCACGGATCCCGATGCAACCGTGGTGCAAGGCTGCTTTCATACAAACACTCTGGACTTTTTTGATACCGGCAGCAGGAGCTTCCGGCGAATGCTCGAGTATCTGATCTGGTCAGACTAGAGTAGCCAGAATCATCGCCACGTCCACAAGGTCGCTCGGTTGAGCGGCCTTTTTTATTGCCCAACCACACGTCACCCACGGAGACCTAAAACCGCCATGACCACATCGACCAAAGCATCCATTGGCTATCTTGCAACGTTCTCGATTGCCAACCCTGCCGTTAGCCCGCTGTCTTATGTGCAGATGGCGGAAGTTAAGAGCATCAAGCCCAGCATCGCGAGCATACCGTCGATTGACGCAACACATCTTCAGAGTCCCAACGCTACTGAGGAAAAACTGCCTGGACTGATAAAGCCTGGGACCGTTGAGATGAGCGGCAACTTTATCGGGGACACGACGCAGCTCAGCATCCTCAGCATGGCGGAAAGCCGCTCCGTATTTCCATTCAAGATCACCGCGCCTATTAACTCGGGCACTCAAGTCTACACGCTGTCTGGCGAAGGATTTATCTCGAAGTATGACAACGGTCCATATGAACCGAGCAAGCTGAGTGAGTTCACGATGACCATCGAGATGACCGGCACTGTTACCGAAACTGTCGTTTAAGGGAGTAGCACGTGACGAAGAAACAGTTGGCGGACAGGCTCATCGAAAAGGTTGAGGTACGACTCGACGGTGCTGACTGGCCAATCGTGATCACACATAACGTGCTGATCGACTGCGAAGAACTTACTGGGCTGAACGTACTGACCGGAGAAGCGAACATTGTGCGTCCGTCGGCCAAACTGATACGCGCACTGCTGTATCTCGCTCTGAAGCGCGCCGGGGCAAAATACACACTTGAGCAGATCGGTGACATGATCGGCCCTCACAACATCGCCATGCTTCAAGAAGGACTACTCAAGGCGTGGGCTGCCTCAATGCCAGCGGAGGGGGATGTAGCGGACCCTATTCGGGCGGTCGAGTAGGACCGCCGATCACTTGGCTAGACGCCTGGGCAGTTGCCCGACAGGAACTGCAACTGACAGACGACGAGTGGCTGGAGATGACACCGCGCCAGCTTCACGCGCTACGCAAGCGACAGCTCCAGCAGTTACAGCGTGAGGAGTTGCTCGTCGGTATCATCGCGGCGACCTCCGCGAATTACTCATTTTGTCGCCCTGACAGGCCCCTCAGCCCAGAGGTCTTCATGCTCCACAAGCTGCCACCGCAGCCACTCAAGCCGGTCACTGGCGAAGACATCATGGCAGCCTTCGCTCACATCAAGAAACGCCAACCAACGAAAGGAGCAGCATGAGCGTTGTTATTGGTACGTTGACCATCGATCTTCAGGCAAACACTGCCTCCTTCTCAAAATCGATGGACAAAATGTCGCAGCTCTCAGCGAAGACTGCGAACGACATCAAACGATCCCTTGAGAAGATGGCCGTCGCGGGAGTCGCGATGGCAGCAGCTATTGCCACCGGCACCGCGGCGCTGATCAAGAGTTCTATCGACTCGGCCTTTGCACTGACCAAGGCGGCCCAGGCAGCTGGCACAACGACAGAGCGCATGTCGGAGCTAAACTATGCTGCGAAGCTCAACGGAACGTCGCTGGAGACCGTCACCAAAGGGCTGGAGAAGCTGAGTCAATCCGCCTTCAAGGCGCAGAACGGAAACGTCCAGCTCGAACACATCTTCAGCAGGCTTGGCGTCACCTACCTGGACAGCAACGGGAAGCTCAGGGACTCCGGCCTAATGATGCAGGACGTGTCAATCAAGTTCGCGCACATGGCGGACGGCGCCGGGAAGACTGCGCTTGCGATGGCGCTCTTCGGTAGGGGCGGCGCTGCAATGATCCCGATGCTTGACGAGTACGGGCGCAAACAGGCTGAGATCAACGACGAAGCGCATCGCTTCGGGCTGGTGCTGTCAACCTCAACGGGTGAGGTCGCGGTCAAGGCTCATGACGATCTGGAGAAGCTAAAAGCCGTCTTCGAAGGGATGGGCTTCTCTCTGATGGCGGCGACGCTACCGGCGCTGGAAGAGCTGCTCAGCAAACTGGTTCAGCTTGCGAGCGCGGGCAATCTTCAGGACTTGGCCAAGACGTTCGGCGGTGGCGTCACAACGGCGATTCGCTTCATGGGCGACGCCCTGGGGTTTGCGGTAGCTCATGCGCACGCCCTAAAGATTGCGCTCGAGGCGCTCGTCGCGATCCAACTGGGCAAGATCGCGATACCGCTTATCGCAGATCTTGCCGGCGGCGGAATCGAGAAAGCTGGTGCGGGAGTCGCCCGGCTCGCGGTCAGCCTTTTGGGTCTTGGTCGGGTTCTGCCACAGCTCACCGCGTTCGCTAGTTGGGCAAGCTATACAGCGCGATTCGTGGCTATGCTGGCGTCGGAGGAAGGCATCGCGGCCGCGGCGAGCTACGTACTCGGCGGCGCCTTCGCCACTGTGCTGGGACCGGTAACCCTGACAATCGGCGCTATCGCGGCGTTAGGCCTGGTGCTGTTCAAGTTCCGAAACAGCGTCTTTAGCCTCGCGGGCACGACATACCAAATCCGTGACATCTGGAATGCCGCCTGGATCGTCATGGGCAAAGCACTGTCCTGGGTTGGCGGGGAGTTCATGAAGCTCGTGAACGTCATGCGCGGCGCGTGGACCAGCTTCATGGCGTGGTTCGCCGGGTCGGCCATCGTCGCGCTGTTCAAGAAATGGTTCGGCGAAGCTCTTACGTGGGCAGCCGGTATTCTCGGACAGCTCGCGCCGAAGTGGGCCATCAACGCTTTGGACCAAGCGAAGGCCGAGCGTGAAGCAAAAGGAGCGACCACGGGGGTTGCGCCGACGCCTGGAGCTAAGCCGGCGCTGCCACCAGCAGATACCTCCGGCCTGGGTAAGCAGACGACGGACGATCCGACGAGCAGGCTCCTGGCGGATCTTCAGGAGAAGGTTGCCGAGTCCGCACAAGTGGTCGCCGCATCCGGCTTGGAAGAAGAGGCGCAGCGAAAGGTTGCCGCGCAAAACAAGGCCAGCAACGAGATCATGAAGCTGGGCCAGGAGATTGCCAAGGCGACTCACAACCAGACGAAGGACTATGTGTCTTTGGTCGACGCTGCGACGCAGGCCATCATTCGCCAGGACAATGCGCAGCTCTCTGACAACGACGCTAAGGCGAAGCTAAACGACATCATCGGCGTGGGATCGCGCGCGACCGCGCTGAGCATAAGCCAATCCGGTTTGATGATCGCAGCCATGAACAAAGGCAGCGATGCTGTTGCGCGGCAGAGTGCGCTCGATGAAGCCTGGAACGAGCTGCGCTCGAAGGGCGCGACTCTGGATCAGATACTCGCTCGTTCGGCGGATCTCTATCGTGCTGGACTGGCGAAGGAGAACGAGGAGATTGCCGCCAACGTGATTGGCATGAAGCAGGAGCTGACGGCGCGGCAGCTCGTGACCGCCGCAACGTTGGGAAGCATCGACGCGCAGCGAGCCGCGGCGCAGGCGGCGAAGCTGGTCGCGCTGGATAAACAAATAGCGGATGCGCCTGAAGCGATGAGGAAAGGGCTCATGAATGAACGTGCCGCGGTGGTTGCGCTTACCAATGCGGAGTATGCAGAAGCAGACGCGAAAGAAGCTCTCACGTTACTGTCGCCCTATGAGCAGTACGTTCGCGAGCTAGACGCGCTAAACCACGCGGAAGCTGCTCTCGTAACGCTTCGCGGCACTGCGCTGAGTTACGGAGAACAGATGGAGGTGAACGCACGGCAGCAAGAGTTATTCAACAAGATGGTCGACCGAACGGTTGACGATCTCTTGCGCCAAGACAGCGCAATGGCAGGCGTGGATGCATTCTTTCTTAACATGGAGAAGCAGGCAGAGACGGCTTCAAAGATTATTTACGACGCGCTGAACTCAACCTTTACAAAGCTCTCCACCAACCTGACATCGCTAATCACGGGGGGTAAGGCAGACTTCGGAAAGATGTTTAAGGATATCGGCAAGGAGATGCTCGACTCGTCGCTCAAGTCGGGCATGCAGAGAGGCCTCGGCGCTCTTGCAAAGAGCGGTGTGCTCGGCAAGGGGATGAGTGGCATCCTGGGCGACGCGGTTGCTGGCAAGGCTGACGGCTCGAAGAACAGCCCGTTCTACGTGAAGATGGCAGACGGCGGTTTTGGCAGCGGCCCAGGCGGTGACGTTGGCAATCTTGGCGAAGGTAGTGGCGGCGGCGATGGCGACGATGACAGCGGGAGCGGTGGCGGCGGGTTAAACAAATTATTTGCAGGTCTTCTCGGCAGCCTAATCCCGCACGCTTCAGGCGGTGCGATGTCACCCGACAGCGCATATCTTGTTGGCGAGCAGGGACCGGAAATCATGTCGGGCGCGTCCGGAAACATCACAAGCAACGCAGGGTCACAGCGTATGTTATCCGAGTCAACCGGAGCCGCGGCCTATTACACCATCGACGCGCGCGGCACTGATCCCGCATTGACAGAACAGCGCACGCGACAGGCAATCATTGCGGCGCACGGCTCCGCGATCAATAGGTCGCTTCAGGCAGGCGCCGAGCACGACAAGCGCGTTCCGGCTAGGCGGTAATCGAAAATGTCGACCTTCAACGGGTTGCCCATCTTGCAGATGCCGTCTGTACCATCAGCGCCTCAGACGGTTGAGTTTACGGCTACAGAAATTGTCGCTGTAAGTCTGTCTCCGTTCACGGCGCAAGTGCAGACGCAGGACTGGCAGCAAGGCTGGCTCGAGGTATCCATCTCGATGCCGCCGCTGACGCAAAAGCAGGCTCAGCAATGGATCGCGTTTCTGATGAGTCTGCGAGGTCAGCTCAACGTCTTTCTGTGGGGCGATCCGCTCGCAGTGGCTCCGCAAGGCAGCGGCTTGGGTACGCCGGTTGTGTTTGGTGCTTCGCAGACGGGCTACACGTTAACGACAACAGGCTGGTATACAGACGCGCTCAACGTGCTCTTGCCTGGGGACTGGATCCAGATCGGGTTTCGCCTCTATCGCGTTGTTTCACCGGTGAACTCAGACGGCGCCGGCAACACGACGATCAGCATCTGGCCACCTCTGCGCGAGTCACCGACAGTCGGCGCACCGCTCATTCTCAGCAACGCCAAAGGACTGTTCCGCTTAAAGAGCAATGTCCGCAAGTGGTCCGAGACTGAGGCGCGCTATTACGGAATGCAGTTTGAAATCAAGGAGGCGCTCTAAGTGTCACGCCCGATGACCCCAGCGCAACTCGCTGCGATCACGTCGCCCAACATTCAGCCAGCCCTCTTTGTTGTGGCGTCGTTTGCTTCGGGTCCGGTCTACATGTGGAGTGGCATCGGTACGACGGTGTGGGGCGGCAACACTTGGAAAGGTATCGGGACTCTCGGCTCTGTCGCGACGATCGAGGAAGGCGCAACGATTGAAGCGAAGGGGATCACGTTGACACTGAGCGCGATGGACCCGACGTTGCTGACAGGCATCACCGACGAGTTTCAGGTTGGTCTACCCGTCATCGTGTATCTGGGTTTCTTCGCGGCGGGAGCACTTATCGACACGCCGCTCATTGCCTGGTCGGGGCGGATGGACCAACCAACGCTGGACGTGGACGGAAGCACTGCAAGCATCTCGATTGCTTGCGAAAACAGACTTGTCGAAATGAATGTCGCAGTCGACCGCCGCTATACGAACGAGGATCAGCAGCTCGACTATCCCGGCGATACCGGCCTGTCCTTCGTCAACGCCATCCAGGACGTCACCATCTTCTGGGGCCACACGGCTTCCTGCGTCAATAATCTCTAACGCTCATGTTGATACGGCGCAGCGATTGGCAGGCCCGTCTTCAGAACTATCTGCGCCAGCACGCAGGCCAGCCCTTCAGATACGGCTCCTTTGATTGCTGTTTATTCGTGTGCGACGCAATTCGCGAGATGACCGACACGGATGTGGCTGCGGACTTTCGCGGTCGATATTCCACGGCCATGGAAGCACGGCGTCTTATGCGTGCGCAAACCGGGTCGGAGTCCGTGCAAGCAATCACCGAACTCATTACCAGAAAGTTCACGATGACTGAAACCACGATTCTGCTGTGCCAGCGCGGCGATGTTGCTCTGATGCGCAGAGCGGGCGGTTTCTCGCTCGGCATGATCGCACTCAACGGGCGCGAAATCATGGTTTGTTATCGTCGCGGTCTTATCCAAATTCCAATGACCCGCGCCATGCGCGTTTGGAGAGTATGAGCAAGTGGGTCGATATTGCAGCTGGCGCGGCAATGGTCGCGGCTGGGATCACCTTCACGGTGCTGTCGGCTGGCTTCGCGACGCCTGCCACCATGCTGCTGATCACTGCCGGTGCGGGCATGGTGATGAGCGGCATCGGTACGCTGCTGAGCGGAACGGTCGGCGGCACGCACACCACGCGCCGGAATCCGATCGAGCCGTGGAACATCATTTATGGCCGAGCCAAAGTCGGCGGCACGCTGGTCTATGTGGGCGAGTGGGGCACGAACAATCAATGGTGCGACATGGTCATCGTCCTCGCGGGCCATCCATGCGCGAGCGTCGATGCGCTGCTGTTCGACGGCCAGCGGCTTCGACTGGACGCCAATGGATGCTGCTTCCCGCCCACCCAGCAGACTCTCCACCTCGTCAGCGTCAGTCGCACGAACGACGTGGTAACACTGGTGTTGCCGTACGCTGTCACTGACCTTGAGGAAGGCGATTCGCTCATCGTCGAGAGCGTCTCGGATCGCACCTTCAACGGCACGTTTCCGATGACCATCGTCAATCCGACGACGCTGACTTATCTCTGTGGCGGTGCGCAGGTCGCAAGCATTGCAAACTCAGGGGTAGTCAAGACCATGTGGCCGAACTACGGCGCGAAAGTTCACATGGAAGTGCTGCTCGGCAATCACACCGCAACGTTCCCCGGCATGGTCAGCGGAACTCCCTATGATGGGGACCTCAGTCGGACGCCCGTTCTCAATGCGAATAATCCGTGGGGGCCCACCTGCATGCTGCTCGGGAAGACGTCCGTCTTCCTGCGTTTGCATTACTCAGACGCTATCTTCGCAAACGGTCTACCGACGATCAGCTTTCACGTTAGCGGAAAAAGCGGAATCTACGATCCGCGCACTGGGGCGCCAGGAGCACCGAGTACCGCTGTCGTTGCTCGCCCAACGACTCTCCTGAACGGCTGGGGTAACAATGTGCACGCTGGACCATACGAGCTTGGCCAGGACGAGGCGACAAACTGGGGTCTAAACGATGACACGACCTACCCATATCTCAGTCCGGATGCGGCTGTGGATAATGACACAACGACGGCTGCGTCGGTAAGCATCTATCACGACCACAAGTATGCTGGCTGTATCTGGTCGTTCTCCTCTGTTGCCTCCCAGCAGTTGTATTTGAACGTGCTCTCGGAGATTCCACTGACCGCCAGTAATGCCCCGGTCACGCAGCGAAGCGCCGGGATCTGGTATTCGCTCGATGGAGGCAACAGCTTCACGGAGCTTTATAACCTCGTGGCGCATCCGCTCGGCTACGACTCTGTTCTCCTGCCGCTCACGCAGGACATGAGTCAAGTCCAGGTCATGGCGTTTACTGACAGCCATGACGATATGAGCCACACCGTCTATGACATCACCGTCGCAGCTGTGTCCATGCAAGCGAGCAATACGGTGGCCAGTCCGACCGCGGGCTACACTGAAAACGCGGCGCTGTGCATTGCTGACTATCTCGCCCATCCAGTGTGGGGCTTCGGGTCCCCGTATGGAACGGAGATTCCGCTTCCGCAGTTAATCGCCGCTGCCAACATCTGCGACGAGGCCGTCCCGCTGGCGGAAGGTGGAACGGAATCACGGTACGCTTTGAACGGTCAGTTCAATCTTGAGATGAAGCGCGGCGAAGTGCTTCAGAACATGCTTACGAGTTGCGGAGGGCGACTCACCTACTCTAGCGGCCAGTTCGTCATCTGGCCCGCCGCGTGGACCGGTGCTGTGCCCTTGGGAAGCTTGCCCCCTGTGACAAGCGGCGAATATGTCGCCTGGGCCTACCCGACGACCGCTTCGACTGGTACGGATAGTTCAGTGGGCGACGTTGGCAATATCAACGTGACTGTCGCCGGGTTTGATGCCTGGGCCGCGAGTGAAGGGAATTCGGCGGGTGGTTATCTTGAGCTGATCAACTATAACTCCGGCAATATCTACGTAGGACCTGACGGCCAGCAAACGACCGTAAACCCAGGCGGATTTACGGGCGCGGCATGGAGCGGCTTTGTCATGCCGACGCTCCCTGGCGACGCAGTAATTCAGGCTATCTATCCGATGCTTACGCTGGCTTCGCCGTCTTCAGAAAACGGGGCTGGTGGTATCTGGGCCGCAGGGTCAGGCGTTTTCCCGTGGCAGTGGGAACCCCAGAACTACACTGGTCTGGTCGGTGGGAACATTCCCAACGGCACGTTTCCGGCACAGCAATTCTTTGGGAAGCTTGAGACTGAATTGACCGCAGCAACGGTCACAGGTTGCACCATTGGGTTACGTCTTGCCGGGGTCGGCGGCGCGCTGCCGCAGACCATCATCATTTCTTTCGTGGGCATCGCGATCTACTACACCAGCGCTTCGGAGGCGACGCCACCCGTTGGTTCGAATCTTGCAATCAACCCTCTTGTAAATGCCGCGGGGCCATTCAGATGGAGGCAGAAACTCGCCATACGCGATCTCTATAACGGGGTCAAAGGAACCTACATTAGCCCCGTCAATAACTGGGAGGCGAGCGACATTCCGCCTTATGCGCAGGACAACGACCACGGCTACTATAGCGGCTCTCCGATGTTTCCCTTCGGAGATGCGAATCTCGCTGCCGATGGTGGCGACAGGCGGTGGCTCGACATCCAGCTTCCGTTTACGATCTCGGTCGCGTGCGCGCAGCGCCTATGCAAGATAGAGCTACTGCGGCGGCGTCAGCAAGGGACCGGAACGTTCATCTTCAACATGGCAATGTACCAGGCAACCGTTCTCGACATTATCGAGATGACGCTCCCGCTTCTCGGTTGGACTGGCAAGCTTCTGGAAATCAGCGCGCATCGCTTCACGATGAATAAGCAGCAGATTGACGGCAACGACGTCACTCTGCTGGGCAGCGAAATCGACGTTCAGGAGACGGACCCGTCTGTCTATGAATGGAGCACGACGGACGAGCTTTCAGCGGCGGGCTTTGCGCTTGGCAGCGGAACGGGCGCAACTGCTGGCGGCGGCGGCGGCGGCACAACGGTCGCGAGTTACGCGACTTATAGCAACACGCCTGCCGTCGCGCTGACGCAGACGAACTCGACGACGATCGCACTAGCCGCGGTGTCCGTGTCCTTTGCCGCCGTGACGCTTCTCTATAACGCGAGAACGATCACGATCCCCGCACCAACAGCGCCGCAGTGGTATTACATCACGATTGCTGATCCTGATTTCTACGGGGATGCAGGCAGCACTAGTCCGCTTCAGGTCTTCGCTGAGATGACCACGGAAAAGTGCGACGCGAGCGGATACATCTACATGGGCGCGATTCAGGTAAACGCCAGCGCCGTTGCTGCTCTGTCTCTACCTGGCGGGGAGCCAGCGCCCGACGCCTTTCTGGTGGGCTCCTGATGGCATCGCAAGGGGTCTTTCTCAATAGCACTGATCCGGCACCACTCGCTGGCTATCAGAATGCGAAGCCGCAAACTGATGGGGGGGTCCCGCTCACCTCGGTATCGCTCGGGGTGCCGAACACGGGCGGCACCGCGATCAAGGTTGCAAGCTACACAGCCACAGCATCTGACTGTGGTCTGCTGCTCGTCTTCGAGTCAGCCGTTGCGGTCACGCTGACTCTGCCGACGCTTCCGCCTTTCGCACAGTGGACAGTGAGCGTCGCGAATAATGGCGCTGGTATTGTTGCGGTTAGTCCAGGAAGTCTGACGCTCGACGGCGGCAGCGGGCTGAACTTGCAGCCGACCTGCGGCGTGATCATTGCGACCAACGGAACCAACTATTTCAGCGCGCGAGGCGTTGTCGGGACGACGATCTATGACGGAACCGCAGATCCGACAGTAGGCCTCGGTGTCAACGGTGATCTTTTTATTGAACTCAACGATACGGACGAGGGCGGCGGCGGTGGCACTGGCCCCGAGCCGTTCATGTTCGTTCAGAGTTCTCCAGCTTACGTCTGGGTGATCGCGCATGACTTAGGCACTTATCCCGCCGTCACGGTGATAGACAGCAGCGGCAATTGGGTCATAGGCTCCGTTCACTATGACTCACTCAATCAGGTCACCCTTACCTTTTCAGCAGCTTTCAGCGGTACAGCGGTGCTCGTCTAAAGGAGACGTCTTCACATGGCCATCACGTATCTAAGCCCGATAAACCTCAGCCAGCAGGAACTCCAAAATGCGAGGATTCAGAATCTTGGTACTGATCCGAGCACGCCCGTCGAAGGTCAGATTTGGGAGAACACGAGCACCCACACGCTGCACGTATATGACGGCACGGCGGTTCAGACGCTGGCGTCGCTGGTTAACAGACTCGATCAGTTTGCTGTGCCGCAATCGACTCTGAGCTTCAATAATCAATCGCTTACCAATCTCGCGCAACCAGTGAATCCGAACGATGCCGCGACGAAAACCTATGTTGATCAGTCTGCGCTTGGACTTAGCGTCAAAGCATCGGTCGCGGTGGCCACCACGGTTGCGGGAACGCTAGCGACGTCCTTCGCGAGCGGTCAGATCATCGATGGCGTCACGCTCGCAACCGGCCAGCGCATTCTCATCAAGAATCAGGCCAGCGGTTCAGACAACGGAATTTATGTCGTCAGCTCTTCGGGCGCTCCTGTTCGCTCGGCTGACTGCAACTCGTCGACTAACTACACCGCGGGCGCTTTCGTGTTCGTCGAAGATGGCACGGTCAATCAGGGTGCTGCCTATGTTGTCAACACGCAGGGAACGATTACTCCTGGAACGACATCGGTCGCCTGGGTGCAATTCTCTGGGACCTCGCCCACAGCGACCAACCTGAGCGCGGGCGTTCTCGGCTCTATACCTTACCAGTCTGCGGCAAGTACCACTTTGATGCTTTCGGGAAACACCGCGGCGACGGATACGGTCCTGGTGTCGCACGGAACGGGATCAACGGCAGCAGCGCCGACACTCTCAAATGCGCCAGCGTTGAGCGCGGCAAATATGACAAGTTTCCCGACGCTCAATCAGAGCACAACCGGGAATGCAGCGACAGCGACGACGGCTGGCACAACGACCAACGTAGCAGGGGGTGCGATTGGGTCCATCCATTATCAGTCTGCGGCGAGCACTACGGCGTTTCTGGCAGGGAACACTGCGGCGAGCGACATGGTTGTCGTATCGCACGGGTCCGGGTCCGCTGCCGTTGCACCCACTCTAACGAACGCGCCGGCTCTTTCAGCAGCAAACATGACAGCGTTTCCTACGCTGAATCAAAACACGTCTGGAACTGCTGCAGGGCTCTCGAGCACGCTTGCGGTCACATCCGGAGGAACAGGCGGCGCGACCGCAGCGGCCGCAAAGACCGGCCTCGGCTTCATGACAAGGTTTGCAGCGAACGTGGGAGACGGATCGACCACGAGCATCGTCGTGACGCATAACCTCGGCACCCAGGATGTTCAGGCCAAGGTGTATCTTGCGACGACGCCGTTCAACGTCGTGATGTGCGATGTACAGCTCACCAGCACCAACACGCTGACGCTGATCTTCGCCACGGCACCGACCACGGCTCAGTATCGCGTTGTGGTCATGGGCTAATCCAATGACGATTGAGTATCTCAGTCCGATCGATCTCGGTGGAAACCCAATTTCCTCCGTTTCGAACCCAGTCAATCCGCAGGACGCGGCCACGAAGAGCTATGTAGACGCTGGTGGCAGCACGTCTATCAGTGTGAATGGCGTGAATGCTCCGAGCGGCGGCATAACGGTGAACGGAGTGACTCCGCTATGAGTGGAAATTTTAGCAATACGACTCCGGCTGCCACATCGGGAAACGTCAACGCGACCTGGCAAATGGATGGGTCTGGCAATATATCGGCTCAGGTTCCGACGCTTCCTTCGGGAGCACAAGGCTTGGTCGTTGCGACGCCAGCAGCGGCGACCGGCATTTCGTCTCTGCGCGCTCTGGTAGCCACCGACATCCCCACACTCAATCAGAGCACGACTGGGACGGCTGCGAACGTCACAGGCACCGTCGCGGTTGCTAATGGCGGAACCGGGGCGGCAACAGTGGCGGCGAACTCAGTCTTCGGTAATTTCACGGGGAGCACGGCAGCTCCAGGCTTTGCGGCAGCGCCTACCTTCAGCGCGGCGAATCTCACGAACTTCCCGACCTTCAATCAGTCTACGACCGGGAATGCAGCAACCGCCACAGCGCTCTCTACACCTCTCGTGGTGGGCCAGGGAGGCCTCGCCACGGCCACGGCGCCGGCGTCAGCTCAGATTCCCATCGCGCAGTCAGCCAGCGCCTACGCGCCGAAGACGATCAGCGGGGATGGCACTCTGTCGATCGCCGGCGCTCTCGTGGTCACGAAAACCAACGGAACGGCCTTCGCGCCTTCGGCGACGACGGACACGACGATCGCTTCTAATATCGCGAGCGGTACGCTAGCCGCGGCGCGACTCCCTGCCACGATGTCCGCGACGGCCTTCAGCGGCAACGTGGGGATCACGGGCACCCTTGCGGTAAGCGGCGCGGTCAGTGCGGCTTCACTCACCACCACGTCATACATCAATACCTTGGGAGTGATTATAACCACGACCGGGCAAGCGATAAACATCGTCAACGGTTCTAACGGAATAGGACTCTATGGCGGATCGATTGGAGCCGGCGGGATCATCCAGGCGCTAGATTCGGGGATACTTTACAGCGGTACAACAGGCTTCGTTATCGCTGACGGCGCTTACTCGGGCGGCGCTCGCTGGGACGCCTCCGGCAATCTGACGGAGACCGGAAACCTCGTCGTGACCGGCATTGCTACCTTTGGGGGTTTTCAGAGCAAAACAGCCAATTACACTACGCTGATCACCGACAGTTATGTGCTGATGAATTCTGCCTCAGCGACCACAGTCACGGTTACTACTTCAGGCTTGCTTGTCGGACAGAACTTGACCATAAAAAACATCGGCACCGGAGTTGTCACCATCACGCCGGTGTCAGGCACGATTGATCGCTCGGCCAGCATGACGCTCTCGATTCAATACCAGTCCGTCGACATGGTTTGGGATGGGTCGAATTTCTGGATCACATAAGAAGGGAAAGGTTTATCGCATGACTTACATTCCAGCAGCTAATCTGCAAGTCCCCTTTTGGGATGCGTACGGACACTCGTTCTTTGCCGGTACGGCGGGCGGGTTCGATAATACGGATCGGATGGATGGGGCGCTTCGCGCAGCGCTCGGGATTGAATGGTCGGACTTCCGCAATTTTTGTGTTGGCGGTGCGAAGCTGACCTATACCATCGCCTCGAATGGTGGTTATCCGCAATTTCTGAATCAGATAACCAAACCGGCCCGTACCGCGTGGCCGTATGCTGCCGGTGATGCGGGTGGCTGCTTCTTAGTGTGGGGCGTAAATGACATCGGCAATACCCCGGTGGCGAATCTTCCCAGCTATGTACAAACATATCCGCATTGCCTGCGTGCTGCCATTTCACGTTTTCGCTCATCGGTGATTCACTACATTACGAACGCAACTCGCTGGACCTCGTTCGGAACGAACTTCTCGACGGTTGCGCCAACGGTGGGTGCAACCAGTACCGGTGATTACTCCAGTGGCAGCATCAAAAAGGTCACAGTCATAGATTCAGCAGGTACCTCAACGGCAACCTACACGGTGCCTACTGACTGGACTGGCGGTGTCATTGGATTTGGCCTTATTTCTACCTCCGGCACCGCGGGTGGAACGTGGACCTGGGGCGGAACGGTCACCAGTTATATCGATGTCCTGTTGGGTACGAATGGCAATGGATCGACCACCTACACGGGCGGCAACGCCGCCGTAGGGGGCCAGACACTCGCCTTTGGTTATGTTTGCAGGCGCTTCACCGTTCCCGCGAGTGGGGCTGGATTGACCATCACCCTGAAGCTGACCCAGGTCGATGCCAGTGGAAGCGCTGCCATCGATGCTGCATGGCTCGAAGCCTACAATCCTGGCCCGGTGATCGTACTGAACTGTCCACGGCCGCTCTTGATTGGCTACCAAGGGTACTCGCAAAACACGAATTGGAGTGGCGCGGTAAGTGTCACAAGCCCGAACGCCGATGTGGCTGCGTTGAACGTCATTATGGCGGGCGTGGTGGCGGAGTTCGATTCGATGGTGCAGTTGGCTAATCTCGACGGCGCATTGAATCAAAACAACAGTTTGCCGACCGGTGTCACGTCGCTTTACTTCTCGGACGGTCTGCACCCGAATGAGTACGGCAATGCAAAGTGTTGCGATGCGATCATCGCTGCCGTTCAACTATGCCGTCCAAGTATTCCGCTGGGGGAGTCAGCCCAATTCGCCACCCCTAATTCGAGGTCTGGCCCCCGGCGTAGGCCGATCTTGACGGGCCAATATCATCTGCCGGAATGCGCGAGCTTATCGTCGTCGACACTCTATTCGTGCGCAGCCGGGGATGTGTTTGCGATTCCTTTCGCCCTTACGGAGATGCGCATTCTTCCCGTCACGTTTGCGTGTCAGCAAAGTAATGCACCGGCAACCTCGGGGTCCAATATTCGTTGGGGCGTGTATAACGACCCGAATTGGATCGGGTATCCGCAAGGGCTTGTCTTTGAAGTCCATGCGGCGGCAGCACTCGCACTCGGCACAACGGCTGGCGTAAAGACGCAGAATCCTCCTGTGCGCCCCCTTGATCCAGGCCTGTATTGGATCGTGTTCAAAGTCGACTCGTTGGGCACAACCGTCAGTCAGCTATTCACAATCGTTGGGCCGAGTCCATACCTTCCCGCTTGGCAGGCAGCGGGCGGTATAACGAGCGCGATGGCTTGGAAGCTTACTGGCCAAGCTGCCGGTTCGTTCGCCTCACTGATGGCTAACTTTCCCACTGGTGCCGTGTTGGCATCAACGGTGCCGCTCGTGAGTATCGCGTTCTAAGAGGCTTAATCATGGCGAATGGTGATGTATTTCGCAAGGTCGGCGGGGCCTGGGTGCTGGTCGGAAATCTCTCCGGACCTCCGGGAAGCGGCAGCGGCGGCTCCGGAAGCTCGACCACGCATGACGAGCCTCTGACAGACGGAAACAGCAATCTTATCTTTGCAGCAGGCGACGTAATCATGGTCTTGGGAGTTGTGAATTGAGCACACTTAGCAGCGTCATTCTTGAGGGCCTGGCGGGGGCGATTCCGGCGGCCTCGATTGCGGGCCGACTTTACTTCACGACGGACACGCTCCACGTTTTCCGCGATAGTGGCACGGCATGGGTCGATGTGACGCCTGGCGGCGCCGGGCTCACTAATCCAATGACCACGGCGGGGGACATCATCGTCGGTGGGGCGAGCGGCGCGCCTGGACGGCTGCCTGTGGGCGCCAATGGCCAGGTGTTGACCATCGTATCGGGCGCGCCTGCTTACGCGGCGGCTTCTGGTGGCGGTGGTAGTGGCGCTTTCGCGGGGCCGAATGCAGCCTGGCAGTTCGATGATTTTCTTTCTTCCAACCTTTCGAGCGCGCTGGGATGGGGGCAAAATGGTGGAGGAGCCGGAGCGTACTTTGCGAATGGCGCCTCGAATGCGGCGGATCATCCTGGCAATTGGAACATTCAAGCTAACAGCAACGGCCAGTGGCTGTTCGTCATGCTCGGGCCAGCTAACACAGCTTCCACCGTCGCTCTTACCACGGCAGTATCGGCGACCATTGTCGCTTGCTGCATCGTAAACAGTCCTTACAGTACGGCGGGTGGCACCACGACCTTTGGATGGTACGACAATACCGGGGGAACCTCGCCCAACGGCGTCTTTTTCCACCACGACAATATCGTCAACGGAAATGATAACTGGTGGGCGTTCGTGGTGGTGGGTGGCACGGTCACCAAAACGGATACAGGCGTTTCAGCGATTGCGGCTTGGCATAATCTTGAACTTGTTGTGGTTGGCACGGCCGTCACTTTCCTGATCGACGGCATCAGCGTCGCTACGGGAACGGGCATCGGCGCTTCCAATTATGCTCCTGGCTTCTTTGCCTGGAACAACGCTGGCCCTGCAACTAACATTTTCTTCGATTGGTTCGCGATGCAACTGGATTTCCCGCGCTAGTCGTGATCGGGTAAGAGCGTCGGCAACCGGTCATCAAGCGGTCGATGACAGTCACAGGTACATGCCGCCCCGCAAAACTTGCACGTCTTCCGACAGTCAACGTGTTGCTTGTGAAAGCACGCCGTCGAGAGATACTTGTGAGGGTCCGCAGGGGGCGGCGTCTGTGTGTGGGCAGGGCTCCTCTGCGGCTGCTTAAACATGGGTCTCATTCTCGTCGTTCCCGTGGCGGAGGAGATTCTCCAGTTCCTGCCGTCTGATGAGTGTGCGCCCACCGGCTTTGACGCGTTGGAGTTTGCCTTTCGAGAGCCACGCCGAAATCGTCCAGTGAGACACGCGAAGCAGTTCGGCCGCTTCTTTTGTCGTCACGTATTCCCCAACGGTGATCATGATTGCTCCCCTCTCGTTTGTGTGTCGCGTCCGCCTCTGGTGTTGTCTGAAATGAATTTCATAAAGCTGCTCTGAGGGATCCGCTGGATGTTGCCAACGCGCACGTGTGGCACCTGGCCACTGTCGATCAACCGCTGGATCGTTACCACGCTGCAACTAAGAATCTGCGCCGCTTCCTTCGCCTTCAGCATTACGTCCGCTTTCGGCGGCTCTACTACCTCCGTCTTTGCTGAAGCCGACTTCACCTTCTTCTTGGTCATTTTGGTCACCCTTTCCCTCTCTTGATGTCTTTGCTATCGGGCGCCAGTTAAGGGAGCTATATCGCCGAGCCTTTCATGAACCCTGTGGAAAAGAAAAAAGTCGGTCGCAGAGGACGCGAGAAGCACCCCCGGCCGGTCGAGTGAGCCAAGAAAACGCCGCTGCGCTTGAAACGCAACGGCGTGAAAAGAGTACCCTTCAGTGGATCGTCTGTCAGTACTCGCTGGCCAGCATGATCGTTAGGACCCGGCGCGTCTTTTCGGGGTTCGCCGGGTCTTCACTTCCGTACTCAAGCGATCGGTCGTAATAATCGATCTTCCAAAACACCTTGGGTGTCGTTGTGCGTGATGGCTCCGAAGTCGCGCTCTCCATGCGGGTTGTTACCGGGTGTAAACGCGTCGAAGGTTTCGACCAGCTCGCGGATGCGGGACTGATCAGCAAGGGGCAGGGCGCTGATGCCAGGCGTCTGGAGGACGCGACTGGCGACCCCCATAGCCGTCCGGGCGAGGTCATTGAGCTCTGCGATGCGCTGAGTGTCGGTCATGCGCCCCTCGCGTCTTCTACGCCTATGCCCAGACTCTCCAGCAGCGAATCGAAATCGCTTTCGAGCAGATCGTTGATAGTCGAGACGCCCTCCCCAAGAATCTCTTCCAATTCAAGCGCTTTGTCCCAGAGTTCAGCTTGCGCCGCCCCCATCTCCGCGTAGAGCGAACTCCCCGCAGCGTACTCGTCCCGCGTCAGTATCTTCCTCTCTTCTGTCATAGCTCCGTCCCTTCTGGTTTCTGTAGCGTGGATTCAAAGTCCTTCGCGAGTTGTTCCCACTGTTCGCTCTCGCCGCGATAGAGACTCATCCCGGCGATGGCGCGGCAGTGAGCTGCCTTTATCGCGCATGCCTCCGGCCACTCTGCGCCGTAGTCTTTCACCGGGTCGCCGACCTTCAGGTAGTGCTGCTGGTCATCGAACGCTAGCTCCAGGGCCCATTCAAGCGCTTCCTTTTGCTCGGGTGTGACATCGATCAGCAGATTATGAAAAGGGTTGCTCATCGCGCCGGCACCCCCGCCACCGCCCGTAAGAACGCCTCTTGTCGTTCGTTGCGCAGCTCGACCGCGGCCCGTAGCTCGCTCAGCTCATCGCTCAGCTCGTTACTCACCAGCGGCTCAAGGCTCACGAAGCGATCAGCCAGATTCGCCACTTGAGCGGTCGAGTCGTTAAAGAGTTGCATCGTGTCATTGACGCGCCTGGCGCCCTCTGGGGTGGAGCAGCCCACTGGTGTGAGAATGATCCCCTCAACCGCTTTGGGAGCGTCTAGGGCGTCACCGCTGAGCATCCAGTTGCCCACAGTGTTCCCGTTTACGTCGCGAATGTTCTGCGAGCGGTCATAGGCGTCCAGCTCGTCTGCTGACGTCTCGATGCCGTGAGCTTGGAGCGTGCTGGCGACTGCGTGGAGTGCCTCTGCTACGTCGTGGACGTGCTGCATAGCGTCATGCTCGCCCAGCTTGATATTGAGTGTGAAGTTCATAAGACGGTGCTCTCCTGTCGGTGTGAGTTCGTTGTGGTTTGTGGGGGGCTGGTGCTAGATCACGTAGGGGTAGTTCGTTCGGACTCGATAGACGTCCTCGCACACCTTCTTCCAGTTCACTGCGTAACCAGCGAACCAGCGGGCATTGATGAGAAGACTCAGCAGCTCGTCAGCCGGTCAGCATCAGAGTCTCCATCACCGAACCTGCACTGTGACGCGGTGGCCGTCGCTCAGGCGGATATAGCGCTGCGCGGATATCTCAAAGAAGCCGTGCGCGGTGACTTCTCTCGAAAGCGATGGAAGATCGGCTTCGCTCGCCAGGATAGTCTGGGCCCTCTCGTTACTGATGGTCATACAGCTCCTTTGGTCTGGTTGTCTTTCGTGAAGTCGTGACTCATCCCGTCTTTGGGGCAGAGCAGCATCTTCGAGCCGATGCGCACGGGTCACGCTGGAGAAGCGCTAACATGTCGGCGTCTAACGACTCACCGCACTTCGAGCAGGTCAGCCTCAAGCGGCACCGCCGAATTCCGCTACGTAAGCCTTGGCGCGATTCAAATCGCGAGCGGTCTTGAGGTCGTTCGTCTCGCCCTCCGCGTGCAAGTCGAGCTCGTGCCGCATACCGAAGACGAGGTCGGCGACCGTGCGATGTTGCCCCATCAGATCGAGTCCACCGATGAAGAATTTCTTCACCGCCTTCTGAAAGCGCTTCGCCTCCTCCGCGGCCTCGATGCCGGCCTTCTGCTCTTGTTTGCACTTCGGCTTGTTGTGCTGACGCAGCTCGCGAGCACCGAAGAGCTTCCCGCAATACTTGCAGGGGCGCTCGACTTTGGGTGGGGGCGTGCGAATCGCTCCCAGACGTTTGAAGTATTCGGCAGCATAGGGCTTCAGTTGCTCGTCAGTCATCGCTGTGATGGCTCTCTCGCATGCCTTGAAGCAAACAAATCCGCCGCAGACGGAGCAGGGATCGGTGGGCGCTGGCGGCACGGGCGTCGCACTCTCAAGTGCCTTGCGCTCGCTGGCCGCTGGCGATGCTGGGAGCAGGTAGTCGCTTGGTTCTGGCTTGCCCCCCTTCGCGATGATGACAGTCTGAAGGGCTGCAATCTCGGCGATTAGCGCGTCTCGTCCAGCGTCGCCTTCGTAATGCCCATCCGACAGCGAGTTTTCAATCCCGGCGATTTCATAGCACTCAGGACAGGTACGGCTCGAAAGTGACTGCGCTCCCGTTTCGCGCGTCTTGCGTCCGCAGGCTTCGCAGGGGAAGATTCCCGTACCGCGCTGCATCAGTGAGTTTCGTTTGAGCTGCTTCATTTTTTGCTTTCCTCTTTTAGTGTGTTCTGACTTACAGGTCAGAGACTAGCACCGTGCCGCAAGGTGTCAATCCGAAACGGCCGCTTCTGGCACCCTCAGTGCCCACCCTTCTCGGAGTCTGCAAATCGACTTGCAAAGCGAGGCTCAGGGCGCTGCGCCAGCGCGTCAGGATGACCCCTAAGCGGTCCCAGACGCTCGGGGCGAGGGAATGTGCAGCGGGAGCTAGAGGGGGGCTTCTAAGAGGCAAGAAAAAGCGGGGTCTGAGTAGACCCCGCGCGCTTCAACTGTTGTGTCATTTTTGTGTCAGTTTTTTCCATTTGTGTCATTTTTGTGTCAGTTTTTTCTTGTTGCGCTTTGTAGCTCTTGTATGGCACCGCCTTTGTTTACTATAGGTTCCAAGCTCCTACAAAAAACGCCAAGCCGTAGATTGCGTTCTGCAAAACCTTTATGCGTCGGTTCGATTCCGACCCGCGCCTCCAATCCCTTCAACAACTTAGGCGACTTCTGAACGACAGCGAGAATTTTTAAGTGTCGAATTTGTGTCACTTTTTCCCGTTCGTCACTGAATCGTTTGGTTTTTCATCTCGCTGAGCTGCGCGAGTTGGGCGGCCGCCTGACGGGGCGCCTGATACTTTTCGAGCTTCGCCGTCGCTTCGTTCTGATGCTCCTGGCCCGGGTGGGCGTAGCGTAAGACCATCGTCAGCTTGGAGTGTCCCAGCTTCGCCGCCAGAGTCACGGCGTCGACGCCGGCCTCGGTGCATCGCGTCGCCCAGGTGTGGCGAAAATCGTAGAGCCGGAAGTAGCCAATGTTCGCCGCCTTGCGGGCGCGATCATGCGCGTTGTTGATCTTCGGCATGGGCTTGTCTGAGTCCAGCTCGTGGGGAAAGAGAAATCTGCCGTTACAGTGAGCCAGCCGCGCGGTCAGAATGGCGAAGGCTCGCGCCGTCAGCGACACTTTTCTGCGCGCGGCTTTCGTCTTGCCCTTCGTCACCTTGTAGAAGCTCTGATCCGGGTGCGTCTGGTCGAGATGAAGATGCCGCGGCTCCATCGCGCAGACCTCGCCCGGCCGCATCCCCGTCTCCAAGATCAGCGAGGCGACGTCATAAAGAGTGGGCGTTGCGTTCGCAAGATACCGCTCACACTCCTGATACGTCATCACGCGAAAGGTGTCGTCGTCCTCATCGAGAAACTCGACGCCATTTTTGTGAAACGGAGTTCTGAGCAAGATGGTGTCGTCACGAAGCGCGAAGTTGAAGACCATGCGCAACAGAGCCAACTCACGATTCACGGTCGCGGGGCAGATCTTTCGTTTTGTCTTCTTACGCGAGTTCGGGCCCTTACCACGTGCGGTCGCGAAGTCGTTCAGGCGCGCAACTTTGAACTGATCGACGGCGGCGACGTTGATGTTGCCGAGCGACGTCTGCGGATCGAAGTGTTTCAGCAACGCGACGGAGCTGACGACGGCTCGCTTGTGAGTTGATGGCGTTCCGGCATGCTTACTTGCGGAGTAGGCAAGAAAGGCATCCATCGAGGATTTGAAGGTTGGCGCGTCTCGCCGCTCGACAATGCCGGCCCTCCCCTTCGCGAGCGAATCAATCTTCTCCAGCATGATTGCCTCGGCGGTTTTTCTGTTCCCCGTGCCCGTCGTTCCCCTGTATCGCACACCGTCGCGTATAAAAGCATAGTGGTAAATCTCGCTGCGTTTAGTCAGTTTCATTGCCTCGTTCTCCCTCTTAGTCTCGAAACCTGTCGAGACTATCACACCGGCAGCGCCGTGCTTGAAAACAGAAGGCTTCCGCGCCGTCACTCGTTCGGAAAGAGCTTCATCCAGCAAGTGCCACACATTCCGCGCTGATCAGCAGCTCGCGCTGGGCTGGGTCGAGTGACGTCAGCGCGTTCTGTGCCAAGTCTCCAGACTGCCAGCGCTGCCACTCTGCGATGGGAATATCGAGCGGATGACTGGTTCGACACTTCGCGCAGACCACGAGGGCCCGAACGAACGTCTGGCCATCTCGGCTCAGAGTTGTAACCGATGCATAAGTCGCCATTTGCTTATCCGAGCTTCACGCCGAGCTCGCGCTCGTACATTTGTTTTTCCTGCTCCGCCGAGTCGGCGATGGCCTCGAAGTACTCCTCTTCCGTAAAGATACCCTTCGCAATGAGCAGCGTCGCCAGGCCGCGCTGATCGCTCATCGCGGCATTGATGCCCACGCGCAGATGCTTCGGGTTAGTCTCGTGCGGATCGCGTCTCATCGTGGCCGCCACGCCGGTCTGCATCGCGTGCATCGCTGCATGGTGCCGCGCTGTGTTCTCTTCCTTCGTTCTCATTTCGTGACCTCGGTGATGCGTTTCGTCGGGTTGATAGCAATGACCAGCGCCAGCAGTTCCGCAGGCGTAGTTTCGATGTCTGTGGTCATATCGACAGACATCTCAAGAGCTTCAGGCTGGCGGATGTAATCAGACAGGAAGCTTGTTAGTGCCATGTGCTGCGATCGCGTCAACACTAACGGCCAGACGAACTCGGTGGTCGCCTCCACCACGTGAAAATATCCATATGCTTCCCACATCGACACCCTAAGTCCGTCTTCGGTAACGACGCCAAATCCGCCGTCCCTATTCCTGGCCAGGTGGCCTTCCTCATCGATCCCCCACTTTGACACGATCCGTTGGATCGTGCCGTCTTTCACCTTGACGTGGGTTGCGCTTCTAACGTCGCAGGATTGCATCGTTTGTTGACCTCAAGCATTTGTTTCGTTTCGACAATGATTTTGTGCAGGATTTCGACGTATGGAGTGCCGACGCGCTTCCAATCTGGGCTCGACCGAAAACTGTAGTCGTAAAGTCGCTCGTAAACAACCACGACGCCATTGCTAAGGGTGCATTCTGCCTTTTGTCCAGCGGCAGGGCCGCGAAAGAAGGCAGGCTCAGGATCCACGGACAACAGTTGCGGTAACATGATGCTCTTTGCTGGGCGTTGCGCCTGCTCGATGGAAGCGTCGATCAGTGTTCGTCCAACGCGGAGCACTAGGTGGCCGCCGAACGCTGGGTAGCGCGAGACCCCTGAGCTTGACGGAAGGATGCCAACGCCCCAGGCGCCGGAGATCGCAAAGAAGCGCTGCTTGTCCCGCGCATCTTCCGGGAACGGTATGCCGGCAAGCAGCAGCCGTGCCATCGCAGAGTTGTAGATGTACACGGAAACCGGCAGTACCTCAGGCTCATAGCCAAAGTGCTGAAAGGCCCGGCGCAGGACCCGGCACGTGGCGATACAACAGTTGGACGTGAACTTTCCGAGCATGGCCCTGCGCACGACTGGCGCGAGCGCGTCGATGAGGTCGAGCAATTGCGGCTTGGTCTTAGTTGTCATTCAGGTCCATTGGTATCGGATTACGCATCATTCTGGAGTCGGTGCCGAAACGCAGGAAGCGAGACTCCATCGGCTCATCGAGACACTCAAACTCAATCATGTGCAGACACTGCGGAGACCACCCTTGCATTGTCACTATTGCGGCGGCGTGTCTCTTGGCGTAGAGCGACAGAAGCTGATCAAGATCCTCCTCCTTAACGTCAAGGTTCTCGCGGAGAATCAACTTCTGGTCTACAAAGACGCGGACGACGATTCTCATTGTGCTCTCTTGTCCTTCATGGCCTCTGTCAGCGCGGCCTGTATCCGTTGCTGCGTGTCTGGGTCCGAGGTGCTTCCGAACACGATAGCGGTGGCAACGCGCCGCAGGTTTTCAGGTATCCACATCTCCCGGTCAGGAACCCAAAGAATAATTGGTTTGTCGAAAAGGATGTTCGCGCCCAGCTCCATGCAAAGCTTTGGATCTGGCGTCGAGTTCAGAATTGTAATTGAAACCGCCGCGCTCTTAACCTTCGGGAACAGCGTGTTCTTTGCGTGACGGAAGTAGGCCTCGAGTTCCTTGTTCGGCTTGCGTTTCGTCATATCTGCACGCACACCGCGGGGTTTTCTTCGGTCCCGCCAAGCTCCAGGAAGAGGCAACTCTCGCGGCCGCGCAGCCGCGGCTTCTCTCCCCGCGCCTTCGCATCGACCACGGCGTCTTTGACCTCGGAGAGCGTTTCTGGTGATCGCCACTGCAGGGCCCGTATCAGCGCGCCAGGAAGTTGGTCCTTGACGTCCTGCTCGACCATGGCCGTGATCTCTGCCGCCAAGTCTGTTCGCAGCAGCTTGATGTCCTCATCGGGAGCCTTGGAGATGATGTGCTCCACCCATAGTTCGTAACCGCGCCACACAAGGAACGGGATAGCAGGATCAGCCTTGAGGGCGGCCAGCAGCTTCGGGCAGAACTCGCGCACCTGTCTTATTGGCGCTGCTAGGATCGGACCCAGGCACTTTTCAATCGCAGCCTCGTACCTGTCAGCCTGGTCTTTGTCGTGGGCAGTGGCCAGCCCTGTGATGGTGCGTTTCCAGTCTTCGACAACCTCGTCAACGTTCATTAGGCTCCTCTTCTTTCGTGACGTGTATCCAAGCTCTAGGGCATAACGAACCACGCTGCCGAGTGTGCTCGCGTGACAGACGGCCGACCCTTTGACGTGCTGGTAGAACAGCCTGGGGATGTCGTAAGAACAGATGATCTCCGTGCGGATGCCGGTTGGCTCGCTAGATGCCAGCGCCTTAACGACCGTCCCCGTCGTCATCGACGGACGCCCTCCAGCTCGCGTATGAGCACGTCGCGCATGGAGTGCGCCAGGTGGATGCAGCCGAACTGCTGGGGAACATGCTCACACGTTGGGCAGTACGGAATCTCCAGGCGCACCATCCTCCCTTCACCGGTACAGAAGTCGAAGTCGAGGGTGTGAACGCTGACATAGGCTAGCTCGACAGCGAGCCTTGTACGGCAGCGTGGACACAACCCTGCTTTGTATGGGGTGAGTGCTTCGACAAATTCAAGGAACGTGGATCGGTCTGGCGTCTTCATAGTGGGCATCACCTGTCATAAAGGGTCGATTCCGATTTCAAGTGCGGACCTAAGCCATGTCCCAATCTGTTCGCGTGAACGGATTGCTCTCACGTCAACGCGCAGCTGATTTAGGGTCCGAGCGTCTTCCGGGCCTGTAGATGGCTGCTCCCAGACTGGCGAGCAAATCCATTGCAAGAGGTAAGAACGTAATAGTGCGATATCGGCCGGGCTCAATGGGTCGCCGCGCAGGTAGTTAAGCACCGCAACCGACAGCCGGCCTCCGGTCTCAAAGGCCCAGTATTTTGGCGCCAGTGGATGGCCAGGGTCGAGCAGTTCCGTCATGGCGTTCACACCTTTCCTAGATATTCGTAAACCAACATTTTCTTTTCGCTGTCGTCGACGAGAGTGTCATCCGCAAGACGAAACGTCATGAAATGAATCTGTGGAACAGTTGCGCCAGCCAGGAAGGTCACGCTCAGTTTCGTGACCTTCTCCACCCATAGTGTTGCGGCAGTCGGTCTATCCTCACGCCGCACAACGACGACGGTGCGCTCGACCAGCTCATGCGCGAGCAGGGACCGACCTATCTCAGGATCCGCGATCACAGGCGCGCCATGTTCTGTCTTCCGTCAGCGGCCTTTTGCCAGGTGCGCCCGCGTTCTAGATAGGTGATAAGTTCCCCGAGAGTCGCGGTCCCAGACCTGCACAAACGATATAGTTCAACGTCGTCTTCTTCATAGGCGACGATCATGCTCATGTTTGTTGGGAACTTAGGTGTCGGGAGAGCGCCGCCGCGGGCCACGGCTTCCAGCGTAATCGGATCGGCCTTGCGCATCCGTTCGAAGTTGCTTGGCTCAATGATAACGATCAGAAACGTCTGGTTAATTTTCTCGACGTCGATCATGGTGCAGATCATGTTTCCTTCTCCGCCAGCTTCACCACGCATTCAAGGCACACCACTTGCGCCCCTGGGCTCTGCTTCATCATTTTCATTCCATCTGAGAGATACACTCGTTGCCCGCAGCGCTCGCAGGGAAACGGCTGAGACCCTTGTACTTCAAGCACGCTGCCAACGATGTAATCGACCTGGGTTTCCGAGGTCACCGGAAGACTGTTCTCGCGAATGAACTTTCTAGCCTCGTCAATAGAGCGCTCGTCAGTCATAGCCCAGTACCAAGCAGTTCCTTCCGCAGCAGCGCACTGTTGACCATCATCATGGCCTTCTCCTGATAGATCCGAGCCATCTCCATCGTCAGCCACAGCAGGCTTTCGACGCTGCCGTCTGTGTCGCGCAGAATGATGTGCTCGGCAGACGCAACGGCTCGCGTCACAATATCGGCGCGGAGCCGTTCGCTTGCGTCTCGCTGCTCGGCGGTCAGTCTCCTCAAGGTATCGCCATCAGCAGTCATTGCGGTCGCGGTCTGTGGTGGGCGTCTACTTCATGCATGGCGAGCCAACGCCATCGATTCCAAGGGTGGACACTCCGCGGAGGAGGCTCCCCGCAATGTGGACAGAGAATGCTCACACCGGCGTGCCTACCGACGCGTTTCACGAAGAAGTAGCTCAGCGCATTCCCTGGTGAACTGCTTTGTAATGTAGCCATGCTCTTCCGCAAAATGGCGTAGGAACTCTTTGACAGACCCGATTGCAAGCGCGTGAGCGACTGCGGAAAGGGCTGCGGAAACTGAAGCGGGTGACGAGTACTGCTGGGCGGGGTCGGTGCCGTTGGTTTGCGTGCTAGTTGCGCTCTCATGATTGGGGACAGTCTCCAGACTTGTTGATGATTTTTTCTGATGGGCAGTGCCTGATATGTGGTGCTTGAAGCGGCGGTGTCTGCCGAGGTGCGCGGGGCTCTTGAAGTCGTCTTGGCCGCACTCTCTGCAGACGAGTGTGAGTTCCGTGGACGGTGTGGCTGGTTGTGAATTGCGATGCATCCTTGCTACGTGGATGTTCAGCCCTCGTTCACCCGCGAAACGGTCTGGGCAAATGGAGCATTGAAAGCGGAGTCTGACTTGCGGTTGGGGACTCATTGGGGTGCTCTGAGGACCTCCTTATGGGTGTTTCATGCGTTTCACTGTGGTTTGCGTGCCATCAAAGGTGACCTACTGTTGCGAAAAAATCAGTCTACCCCAATAAGGGGTCTATTTGACATCATTAAGGGGGTTTAATGTGGGGCCAAAAGGGGCACAATGTGTGTATCATACCAACTCAGGGACAGGGGTAGTCTGTTGCCCTGCAGGGACACGCGCCTTAACATTGGCGATGTGGCTAAGATTCCAACGAAGTCCCCGAGCGCGCACGCCATCAAGCTTCGGCTACCTGCAGATTTGGTGGCCAAGATTGACGAGGAAGCGGAGAAGCTGTTCCAGCCAAGGAACGGCGTAATCGTTCGGGCAATAACGGACTTCCTGGAAAGTCGCAATCCCAGCACCAACGGCTAAAACCGGCCGCCCATTTCCCCGACCACGCGCCGCCACCCGAGAGATGTGCGCTCTCTCGCGTTTAGGCGTTGGTGTCGTCGTTGGATGGGTTTCTATGATGCTCGATACCGTAACCACGGCCGCCATTGATCGCGCTATCGGGCGCCAGGCGCAGTTGCAGTTCGACCGTGAACGGTTCGCCTACGTCTGCGGTGAGTCTAAGGAGTTCATCGAGTACATCGAGATGCTGACCGGCGAGCTGTTACTGGGAAAGACGGCCATACAAGCGGCGTTGGCGTCCGCGATCACCCTGGGCATCGAGATAGGCATTGCCTTGAGGGAGCAGTGACAGACGAACCGCCAAGTGTGCCGCGCATTTTGCACGCGGACGGGCGGATCGAGTATGTGATGCCAGCCAACGGCAAGATGTTCACGCTGCCGGAGCTGCAAGCAATAGTCGGTGGCTACATAGAAATGGCGCGAACGAATGGGGAACTGGTGATGATCCTGAATGAAGAGGGAAAGCTAAAAGGACTAAAGACGAACCTCTTTGCCACCGCACTCTACCGCTACCGTTCAGCTGATTATATTGTGGGCGACGTGCTGCTGGTGGAGCTAGGCTTTCTTGAGGGTGATGACGATGACGGATGAGTCATTCCTGCCTGAGATAAACGAGATCATCGACCGCTTGGCGCGCCGCATAGAAGCGCGCACCCGCGCCGTTGTAGACGTGGACTTCATCGCTGCCGGCGCCGCCGAGCACTGGCAAAAGAATGAAGTGGATCTATACATCTGTGAATCGCCAGCCTGGGCTGAGTTCAAAGAAGCATACGCGGCCGGTGTACTTATGCGGGATCACAGCAAGACCCATGGCCGATGGAACGGCTACGCCCGGTTCCCTAAGTTGCCCGGTGTTCTCCCAGGGCGTGAGGGGATCTACACATACGTGCCTGTCCATGGCGGCATAACGTTCTTTCAAGAATGGGCAGATGGGTCAGTCACCTACGGCTTTGACTGTGGCCATCTTTGGTCGCATGAGTCACCTATCAAGGAACTGGGATGGGTCCGTTTAGAAACAGAGAGCATGGCGCGAGGAATACAAATCGCAGGACGCTTCGAGCGCTTCTATCTCAACGCCGGTGATGATAATGAGAAGAAGGCCAGGGTGCTCGGTCGCATGGGTAAGTTTCTTCCGGTCGAGGACATCCGATCCAATCTCGGAATCGTGATTAACCTACTCAAAGGTGAGCTATGAAGGAGCGCATCTGGTGGGCGCTGTGCGGCTTCTGCGTGGTATACACGGTTGTCGATTTTACCGTGTGGATTCTTAAGGCGAACGGAATAGTCATCAGGGCATCCTCCTATTGGCCTGGGTTATTGTGCGGCGTGGGCGGGTTCGCGATGGGGGCTGTCGTGCGTCGTTTCGAGAAGTTAAGGCGATCCAGAGCCATGTTTAAGAATCTCGATTACGAGGGCACAGGCTGGCCTCCGCTTACAAGGCCGCTCCCACCGCCGCCGCCTGCACCTCCGCCACCAGTGAAGCGGGAGCAGCCATGAGTACACCTGACTGCGCACGGTGCCGCGAAATCCAAGACGGCGGCAGGCAGGTTTACATCGTCAAGGGCGAACTGGGCGAGTATCTCTTCGACGTGCAGCAGGCGCGAAGCGCTGTCGGAGACGGCCGCCATGTTAGCCAGGTCGTGCCCGACTGGATGATGGAGCGACTGCTGGCGGTCAACGAGGAGCACTGCCCAGAGCATCTGGACCACGTTGACCCGACAGTTCCCGGCATTCTCGGTCAGCGCCTGGGCGGCGTCTGTCTCATCGACGGCAACCACCGCGCGCGACGATGCATGCGCGACGGGCTTCCGTTCCACTGCTACATCCTCAGCCTGCCTGAAAGCATGAGTTGCCTCATCTACACGGAGCAGACCGACTTTACGCCTGAGCTGATGGCGCGTGAACTGCGCGGCATGCTAATGAACAATCCTCAGATTGAGAAGATGGACATTGTGCTCGACGTGACCGACGACGGAAACGAAAGCGAATGCGAAGCCGCGGTAAGAGCGTGCCTTACGGAACAAGAAAACGCCCGTCTCGGAATCACTTGCCAGCGAAAGGGAGTACGTCATGAGAAACGTCCGACTCGGCAAAGGGATCATGGCATTGAATTGTGAGAAAGGTGGAAACGTCCATGCCTGAGCTAACAGAGTTGCTGTACTCCACCGACACCAGCGGACCCTTCAAGCTGTACATCCTCGACGAGGATGGGTATCACAGCGGCGGCCAGTGGTTCAATTACACGATCCGGTATCCAGACGAGGAGATCACGGTCGCGGCCGCCAAGCAACTTAGCGATGGTGCGGTGGCCAGGGGCCGGGAGGTGCGTATATGCGACGGCGGCGACTGGCTAGTGTTCCACTCTGTTGACGGCCGCCAGCTTCACCCGGCGCCTGGGATTGACTTCTGGGTCAGGTTGAGCGACGGAGGCCAATCGTGAATTACAGCTTTGGGCCTGAGCGGCATCCGGACTTTCGTTGGTTGCCAACCCCTGTTGGCAAGGTCTGTAGCTGGTGCGTGGAATCTATCGATGTCCAAGATACTGGCTTTGCGATCCGCACCATGACTCCAGACGGGCGGTGGCGATGTGAGGTTACTTCAGGGGTGCTGGAGATAGACGGCGGTTTCTATGTGGTGCAGCACTTAGAGTGCCACCTACGCGGGGTTATTGGTAGCGCGGCGCATGTCCAGCGCCGTTGCTCCTGCTATGTGCCTGGGGCAACGGAAACAGACGATCCAGGCCTAACGCGCCGGCAGGCGGCTGCTCTCGCAGTCGAGCTGTGGCGGGTGAACAATGGCGCGGTGCAACCGGCTGCTCAAGAATAACCGAGGAATATTATGCCGCTGACCTTTACGCTTGACGACGATGACGCCGTGCTGCTCATGATGGCTCTGGGCTTTGCGACGGCAGCTGCACAGATGGATTTTCCGCCGCTGTATCCGAGGATGGTCGAGCTAACCAATCACGTCATATCGAGCGATCCAAGGTTCATTCCCTACGAGGTTCCGACCGGCGCGGACACGATCCCGTCGATCACCTGCCCGCGCTGCGGGCGCACCAGCTTCAACCGTGGTGATATCAGGAACCGCTATTGCGGCTACTGTCATGCGTTTCACTCCGGGAGCACCCAATGATATTCAAAGGGGGAGACCGTGTGCGCGTTCGCCTGTTCGGTGACACCGCCTGGACCCTTGGGAAGATAGGTATCGCTTCCGCGAACGGCCGGTCCATCGCTGTCGTGCTCGATGACGTCGTGCGCGCTTCCGGTGGAGTGATAGCGAATGTTCTTCCCTTGTTCCTTGACGAGGAACAACGCTTCATCTGCCCGGTGACGTCTGGTATCTACGAGATTGAGCCGATAAACACAGCATGAAAAAACAGTGGATGACAGATCAGTGCTGGGCGTTTCTGTTCGTGGTGACGGGCTGCGTCATGGCGATAATCTGCAAGCACTACGGGCTCACCGATGCTATCGGCGCCGGCATCGTAGGCGGCGGCCTGACAGCGCTCACTAAGGCCGAGGCGAAGCAGCAAAACGTCAACGTCGATCATGTGGATACCTTAACCCAGGGCGAGATCACCAAGCCGTGAGTTCAGCCGCAAACACGATTTGTTCTCGCAGTCTGGAACCGAGCAGTTCGGCCAATCTTCTTGGAGGAGCGAGAAGGCGCTATCCCCATCTTCATCATTGGCAGCCATTCAACATATTCCTCTAACTCGGCGAGGGACATCTCGCCCTCATCGTCATCGAACCCATGCACGGTGTCATCGCTCACCATGAGATTGTAGCCTCAACGCAAGCGACGAACATCCAGTAAAAGCCGCGCCTAAGATCGCGTGCGTAAAAGTACCCGACACTGGCGCCCACCGCGATGACCACCTGTGCGCAGCCAAACACCTTGCCGGCATTCCAATTAGAAAAGTGTATGTTCACGGTTGAGCGTCTTTCACCCAGCAAGTGCAAATCCCATTCTCGCGATACTCTGCACGCTCACTCTCGTAGGTATCAAGGTCCAATAACACGACCGGCATCCAAGTGCGGCTAAGCGGCCCCCACACGTAAAGGCGCGGCGCGTCTGTAATTCTATTAGCACTTGAGCCTAATATCATTCCACCTCAATTCACAAAGGGGTGAAGCCGATCCCGATAAATCTCAGTGATCCCCGGCCAGCGAGATCCCGCAACCACGAAGAAAGTTGCGCAGCTCCTCTGCTCGCAGCATGTGGTAATGAAACTCACGGATGAGAGCCTCCTCCGCGGCATCTGAACGCTCGCTTGCGACCCACTCACGGTCCCTGTCTATGGCGGCGAGCTCCTTGCGAAGTGCCCGCTCGGCGGCCGATGGATCAACTGCGCCGCGACAGTCGATGTTGAAGCTGCTACGTTTCTTTGTCCTGGACACCGTCATGCTTACTCTCCTTTGCGATCTTTGCCAGGTACGCTGCAAGTCTCACGCTTTGCTCGATTCCTATGGCACTCTCTCGGTTCATGGCTCACTCGGCAGCGTTGGTGCTTTCACCTTGGATGGTTCACTCATACCAAGCTGGTGCTCTCGGCTAGATTGGTTCACTCGGCTTCAGTGGTGCTCGCGACAAAGATGGTTGACTCGCGTGTGGTTACTGGACAGCCGAAGCGAGAGGCTTGCCGTAGCCATCGACGCGCTTGGTCTCCTCCGTCTTTCCGCCCTTGCCCTTTTTCGGGACCGCAACAGGCTTTTCCTTTGGCTTCGCCGGCTTCAAGTCGAACTCTGGATCGAGCCCAGGGTCCGCGGCGGCCGCCCGGTCCTTTTCGAACTCATCATGAGGCGGTATTGTTGTCGCTCCGTTTGGTTTCGCCGGCTTCGACGTCTCTGGACCTGGGTCAGTCGCTTGCACGTTCGGGTTTTCGTCGAGCAGGCTTGGCTGACCGGCCTCGTACAGGATGAAGATCGAGGTATTGAAATTGTCGTCCGCGAACTTGAGGTAGCGTCCCGTGCGTGGTAGATAGGCCGTGAAGGTTAGAGAAATTGGCGGATGTTCCTCTTCGGAGTCGCGCTCGATCTTGAATGAGCACATCCGCACGGCGCCGAATGTAATCAGCTCCTTCTCGTCCTTCTTCTCGCCTGGAGGCAGCCCGAAGACGTGCAACAGCATCGGATCGAGTTCCTTGGTGCTGCTGATGGATTTCACCGCATATTCAGGTTTGGCGATGTCTGCGAAAGGCTCGCCAACCCAGGACGGCATGCCCACGAGTTGATCTCCAGACAGTGGTAAGCGCATCGACAGCTTGAGGCGTTTCTCCCCTGCTGCGTTACATAAAATGGTTGCGCCATCGATGATGGTCTCGCGGCGATAGCCTCTGAAGAACGTCTCTTCTGCTCTCATTTACCCGGTGTCCTTTCGTTCGGTTAGACGTGCGTGTGTTCGTTATCGAAGTAGCTCGCGGTCAATGGCGCTCTCGTTTCATGGTGCTCCCGTTTCTTCTGGCTAACGCTCAAGTCCTGTGGCGCTCCCTATCGAGTTGGCTTTTGCGCTCTTTGTTTTTGGTGCTCTCTTCGTTGATGGCTGCGCTCGTGAGCTCTGGTGCGTTCGTTTACGTTGGCTGTTTACCCTTCGAGCAACGTGGTTTCAGGCATGTCAGGCCGCCGCTCTGCCGTTTTGGTGCGCTCCGTGATGGTGGCTAGTAATTCACGCTCGTAAAGTGCAAGCGCAGCCGGCATGCCGTCGATCAGCTCGCAGTTCGGCGGCGCGAGGAAGTGAACGTGGTTAAGAAGGTGCGTGAACGGGTATGGGAACGGGGGCATCATCTGAAAGCGGTCGAAGTATGCGGCCGCCTGATAGTGAGCAAGGAACAGCTTCACGGCGTAGCGGCGAGCCCGTGCGTGGATCTGCGCTGGCGGTAGCTTTCCCTCTTTGTAATGCTTGTAGGCATCGGTGGTCTTCTTTACTCTCTCAAGCCCAACCTTTGCCTGCTCAGCAAACATCAGCGCGTCGTTACGCTGCTGCTCAATACCCTTGCGGGCGACGTAGACCTTTCCGTACACATCGTTCTCATTGCTCTGCACCTTGACGAAGCTCTCGCCCAGCTTGAACGCCGTGAGCGTTTTCAGCGAAGCGTTGTAAGGACGCTTCTCACCCTTCAGCCACTTCTTTGTCGGGTCGAGGCCTGCGAAGCTCCAAATGTGGCCAACGGTCGGGCACTTCTCAATGTCGATGTGAGCCAGAAGCCCGGCGCTGATGACGGGCCCAATTCCGCAGATGCTCTTGGCCCACCGGCTGATCGCGTTCGCGTCGGTCCACTTGTCGAGCGCACGCTTAATTTGATTCTCCAGGCCCTCGTTCTGGTCGGCAAGCCACTCGATCACCTGGTGTGGCTCGTTGCCAGCGTTCAGCGTTCGCACCTGGTGGTCCGCGGAGATGCGGTTTTCTTGAAGCATGTAGTAAGCATCCACAAGGTATCGAGCCTCGCGAACTGACAACGTTGTGGACGCGTTTGCAAGGTCTTTTGTAAGACGCTGCAGAGGCTCTAAAACAAGTTCGGTCAT